ATGATCAAGCGGCTTTCGCGAATTACATACCGTATGCTTACACCAGAAACGGGAAACACGCGGAGATAGACGACGTCGTGTGGAAGATCGCGATGGCGTACAAGACTTGGAACGGTGGTTCGATATGATTGTCGCGATTGATCTCGACAATACGCTGAACAATTTCGCGGACTTCTGGCGCAGACGTATAAATCAGAAATATGGTTACTACGTCCGGCAGGACGAGCTGAAGAATTATGACATGGCGGCGAATTTCCCGACGCTTGACAGGGAACAGGTTGAGGAGTTTCTGAACCGATACGACATTTGGCGGGATTTGACTCCGACAGATGGCGCTCAATCGGTAGTAAAGATGCTGAATATGACTGACGAGGTCTACATAGTGACCGCACGATGCGGATGGAATCAGTATTATCCGACGTTCACGTGGCTTCATCGGTACTTTCCGTTCATCTCTAAGAAACGTGTCATCTTCGCTCAGAACAAAGAACTGATCAGGTGCGATGTGCTGATAGATGACTGCCCGGCGAACCTTGTCCGCGATGATTGCGTAACCTTACAGTATAAGCAGCCGTGGAACAGCGACCGGGTGTGGGGAACGGCAATCGTAAATGATTGGCTGGATGTATACCAGAAAATCAGGGCAATAGGAGGAGCTAATGAGTAAACAACTGTATTATACAGTCTATGTGGTCATGATAGATGGATGCAAGTTCACAATGTATAGCGGATGGCATTATGGCAAGTTTTCCGACATAAAGCACGATATCATTCTTTTTGAGAGCTTTGACGAATTAATGGACTGGCTATCAGCTAATAGCTGGTTTAGTGGAGGATTGTGCCGGTGGGATTATAAGCTTTTCGGTAAGGTGCAGCGGAAAATTGTCTCCGGAGATTATGTGTTTACAGCCAAGGACTTCAAGTCTGCTTCGTATGAGTGTTATGACGAGATCATTAAAGATGCGCGAATTCCTCAGATTGTCGAGAAATTATCGGCTGATGATTTCTGGGCTTACTGTAGGGATATGATCTCGCAAGAGAAAGCTGATGCTGACGGCTATAAGTTAGGTGTGTACAATCCATGGTCGCGATAATAGTATCGGTAATTTGCCGATTGATAGCCTATGTATCAGTTCTGGCATTTGTCTTTGGTCTTGTGGCTATGAGCGGGAACTATGGTTACTTATGGTTTCTTCTGTTAATCGGGACTTGTGAGGTTATACCGACCTATGGCTACACACGCAGAGTAGATGGAGATGAGAATGGAGGTAATGATGGAGAATAGTGCATTATTATACAGCGGCTCGAACGTCGTGAACGCGAAAATAAACGGTCAGATGTATCTGATTCCGCTTGACAGACTGTGGATATTCGCCGATGAAGACGAGTATCCCGAACATATCGAGCTTGACTACGGAGACGGAATGACGCCGCTTATGAAGATTCAGAAGATCGACATTAAGGACAGTCCAGAGGTGTTCCGGCATTACTGCGACTGGAACCTGAAGCAGCACGTCAATTGGACGAATGCTTACCGTATTGACGCGACAGGAAATCCCTTTGTGATGAGGGACGGAATGATCAGGGCGTTTCACCCGACAACAATTTCGCGCTCGTGGTCGGTGTTCCGCGATGAGCGGTTCGCGCGCAGAGACGAGAGGGACGAGGTCTTTTTCGGAGCTCTGGTCGGCTTGATTGTCGGGTGCGGCAGAATCGAGGATGATCACATAGATGTGATCATACCTCCGGAATGCAGTGTCCCTGATGATGGCATGGAATTCGTGCTGGAGAAGGGCGTCAGCATGAAGAAGCTCCGGGAGTTTCTGGACTATCAGCATATCGAGACGACCGGAATGCCGGAATGTCCGGATGATATGGGCTTCTCCGTGAGGGACGCGGTGTTTTGTAACACGTTGGTCGCCGAGATGTATATTGATACCGGAGATCACACAGCGTCTCTTCCGGAAAATTTGCTCATGTATAACGATGAGTTCGCGTCGAGCGCCATCCAGACGGCAAGATGTTCATGGAGAGCGATTAACCCGAACAGCGTTCTGCATAATCAGATTGTGTGGCTGTGTATGCCTTCAGGCAACGATGAGCGTACGTTCTCAGAAAACGACGTTCAATCAGAAGGTATTGACAAGGGCGAAATAGTCAAGTCATTATATCTGATACATACGCTGAATGGCAGGTTCCTGTGCAATGGCATAGACGCGAAGGCTTCAAACTATAAGGAGGACGAAATGACAAATGGCAGTAATTAAACGAAATGGCGAGAGGGTTGAGTTCTTCAACGGATGGGACGACGAAAAACTCGAAGCTCTCGGAAAGGAGCGAGCAAAGCACAAATGCGCGCGCGAGCCGTTAGATGAATTCAGTTATCGGATTCACTACGACGATCACAAGAGGTGGGATTGCCGTGTTCACTTTTTAGGGAACTCAGTGATAACGGAATACTATTACAACGATCGTCTGGTAAAGAGAGAAACGACATGATGAAAGATTTATTCAAGGAAAGGAGATGGCGACATGGACGGAATTTTTAACGCGCGAATCACCCATACGAAGCTGGGCTTTGAGGATCACGGCTGTTTAACCTTCATCCTTACGCTCGAAGGTGGCGGATGGGGCGTTAATTACGGAACTTATTGCCTCGGTCATAGATGCGACAAGCCGGGCGAAAGTAAGAACATGGACGGCTACGGAGCGATTATTCAGCTACTCAACACGTTGGAGGTTGATAACTGGGAAGACCTCAAGGGTACGTATGTCAGAACGTCATTCGAGCACAACACAATGAAGAGCATCGGACATCTGATCAAAGACAAGTGGTTTGACTACGAGGAATACTATCAGATGGTCGAAGCCATAGCAGCGAACGGAACGGAGTGATGAGGACAGAAATCAGAAAGGCATCAACTACGCCGATTCTCTACAACGGCGCAAATGCCGTTTACGCGGAAGTGACCACAATAAGGGGTGTTCAACGTCTGATCACCACAATCGACCGCCTGTGGGAATTGTCCCATCGCAATGATCACTTCATCAGAATCGAAGATCACGGACGGATGGTTGAATGCCACATTGAGCGTATGCACGAGAGGGCATTGAACTCATACACGCGGACTTGTGGATGGGTCGGTTATCCGGGAAAATGCGGTCCGGTGCTTGCGTCCGAAAATCCGAGCGTGATCAAGAATGGCGATATATCGTATTCCGTATCACCTCGCGCGTTCGATGGAACGTTGGTCATGCCAGATGATAGCGACTCTGCGCAGTGTGAGTTCGGGATGTGTATTGGACACATTATCGCAAGCGGCTCTATCGAAGATGAGTATATCGTCTATCCGTGCAGTGGTATGCCAACCTTATTCCCGGATTGGTATATTGATTCCGATATGGAAACCGTTGGCGGCAACGATGGAGAATACCGTATATACGGTAAGCGTTTACATCATTTCTGTACAACGAAATTCCCTATCGACACCAACCCGAACACAAAGATGCTGCCCGAGCGCATCCTTCATACCAACGTGCATTTTGCGCGAGGGCTGATAGATCAGCTCATAACAGAGTACGATCATGGCGTGACATGGTATCCGAGATGCCTTATCAGTCAGATATACATGGTGAACAACATACTTAATGAGTGCTTCACAACGCCCAAATTCGCGTATGCGGTACAGACAGATTCCGTGCTCGCGGAATCGCCACGCGATGATTACAGCTATCGCGTTTTCACTGAGTCCGGAACATTCGTGACGAACTCGGTTCTATGTAAGACGGAGAGATGACTAATGGAAGTTATCAAACGAAACGGTTCGAGGGTCGGATTTGACCCTCACAAGATTGAGGTAGCGATCCTCAAGGCGTTCGCCGAGACAAGGTCGGAGCTGACCGATGACATTAACGAATGCGCAAAGAAAATCGCCGGAGAGATCGGATCGACCGGCAAGGATATGTCTGTCGAGGATATTCAGGATCTTGTTGAGAAAAAGCTGATGGCAACGAAGTACAAGGACGTCGCGAAATCGTATGTCGAATATCGGTACAAGCACAAGCTTATCCGTGAGTTCAACACGACCGATAAGACCATCAAGGAATTGCTGTGCGGTGAATCGGATTACTGGAATAATGAGAATTCCAATAAGAATGCACGCGTCGTGACCACTCAGCGCGATTATATCGCGGGCATTACCAGTACAGACATTGCGAGACGACTGCTCCTTCCCGCCGATGTGGTTGAGGCGGATGACGAGGGCATTATACATTTCCATGATAAGGACTATTTCGCACAGCTCAGTCTCCATAACTGCGAGCTCGTAAATCTCGAGGATATGCTTCAAAACGGTACGGTATTAAACGGAGTGATGATCCGGAAACCTCACAGACTTCTGACGGCAACAACCATAGCAACACAGATTATCACGGCGGTTACATCATCGTCCTATGGAGGGTGTACAATAAACTTGTCTCACCTTGCGCCGTTTGTTCGCGACAGCTATAACGCTTATATCAAGAAGTATCGTGAGCGTGGACTTGATGAAGAAACGACGAAGGAATGGGCGGAGCTTGACACTAAAAAGGAAATCGCCGATTCAGTTCAGACCTTCAATTATCAGTGTAATTCAATGACCAATACAAATGGTCAGGCGCCGTTTCTGTCGGTCTTCATGTATTTGAATGACGCGCCCGCATTTCAGAAGGAAACGGCGATGCTAATCGAGGAGTTCCTGAATCAGCGTCTGCTGGGCTTCCAGAATGAGACGGGACATTATGTGACCCCGGCGTTCCCGAAGCTGCTGTATGTGCTTGATGAGGACAATGTCACCGAGGGTTCTGAGTATTGGCACCTGACAGAGCTTGCCGCGAAATGTACCGCGAAACGTATGGTCCCGGATTATATATCGGCAAAGATTATGCGACGCGATAAGATTGACAAAAACGGCAACGGTAATGTGTATGGTTGCATGGGATGTCGTTCTTTCCTGACGCCTTATGTCGATAAAGACGGCAAGCCTAAATACTGGGGGCGCTTCAATCAGGGCGTCGTTACGATTAACTTGCCGGATATCGCGCTTTCATCGGGTGGCGATATGGAAAAATTCTGGAAGATATTTGACGAGCGGATGATGCTGTGCCATAAAGCGCTGCGGTGCCGTCATGAACGGCTCGCGCTGGCAACGTCGGATGTCGCGCCTATCCTCTGGCAGAACGGAGCGTTAGCTCGTCTGCCTAAGGGTGCTCCGATTCACCCGTTGCTTCATGACGGATACAGCACATTGTCTCTCGGTTATGCCGGTCTCTATGAATGCGTGAAATACATGACAGGCGAGTCACACTCTCATGGTAAGGGCAAGGAGTTCGGACTGAAAGTCATGCAGACCTTGAATGATTTCTGCAAGAAATGGAAGGAAGAGGAGAGCATCGACTACTCACTCTACGGAACACCGATTGAATCTACCACGTATAAATTTTCGAAGTGTCTGAAGAAGCGGTTTGGGATTATCGAGGGAATCACTGACAAGGATTACATCACGAACAGTTATCACATAAGCGTCAGGGAGAAGATTGACCCATTCGAGAAGCTTGCAATCGAAGCTGAGTACCAGAAACTCTCGCCCGGCGGAGCGATCTCGTATGTCGAGTGCGCCGATCTGACACAGAATCCGACAGCGGTCCTCGAGGTCATGCGGTTCATATACGACAACATCATGTATGCCGAACTGAACACGAAGAGCGATTACTGTCAGGTCTGCGGCTATGACGGCGAGATTCAGATCATTGACAAGAACGGCAAGCTGTCATGGAAATGTCCGAACTGTGGTAATGAAGACCAGACCAAGATGAACGTCGCCCGCCGCACCTGCGGCTACATCGGTACGCAGTTCTGGAATCAGGGAAGGACACAGGAGATCAAGGAACGTTACGTTCATATCGACAATCACGAGGTGGACGAATGAGATACGCAAGTTTACGACGAATGGACATCTCTAATGGAGAGGGCATAAGAGTGTCGCTGTTCGTTTCCGGATGTGCGTTGCATTGTCCCGGATGCTTTAATCCCGATGTTTGGGATTATCAATATGGCAAGCCATACACAGAAAAGACGGAGAGAGAGATTCTTGATCTGATTGTCAAGAACCCTCATGTCAAGGGCTTGTCGATTCTCGGCGGAGATCCACTCTTACAGGAACCCGACGATATGCGGGCGCTGAAACGGCTCGTTGATATGGTTCATAATTCGGGGAAGACCGTTTGGATCTGGTCAGGTCTTACATGGGGATTGACAATGAGGATGAATCCAAATGATGATCGATATACTACAGCGCGACAGGACCTCATAAAGTCCTGTGACGTCTTCGTCGACGGACCGTTCATAGAAGAGAAAAAAGACCTCCGTCTGAAATGGCGAGGCTCATCAAATCAGCGTGTGATCGACGTAAAGAAAAGCCTTGAGGCAGGACAGATTGTCCTGTACAAAGAAAAGAATACGATCTGACAAAAAAAATATGCCGGTACGCGATCGTAACGGTCGCGTCCGGCGGATATAGAAAGGAATTTATGGAATACTCTGAGTTTCTGAAAAATAAGGAACGTTCGGTTCCGTGCTGTGGGTTTACCTTCTCGAAGGATGACATGAACCCGAAGCTGTTCGAGTGGCAGAAGGATATCGTGAGCTGGGCGCTGAAGAAGGGCAAGGCGGCGATGTTCGAGGACTGTGGTCTCGGCAAGTGCCACGGAGCCGGAACGCGTATCATGATGAGAGATGAGAATGGTCATCCCTATTTCAAGAATGTCGAGGACGTGCAGGTCGGCGAGTTTCTGATGGGCAACGACGGAACACCGCGAAGGGTACTGTCTCTGGCTCACGGGCGCGACGAGATGTACCGGATAACGCTCGGTAACGGAGACAGCTACACCTGCAATTCGGAGCATATCGTCTCGTGTAAAATGGGCGAGGACCATGACGGTCATCTCAAGGGAGAGACCGTAAATATTCCGGTCTACGACCTCATTCGCAAGACCCCGGGCGAGCTTCGCAGATTTTATCTGGCTTGGAAGTCAACTCTGGATTTTGACGCTCACGAAACCTCGATAGATTCGTATGTTCTCGGAACCCGTGCTCCGAATGAAAGCGGGCTTTCAACGTTCGAATCCGACGACATAATATTTTCGGATAAAAGGACAAGAACCGAATTTCTTGCGGGGTTTCTTGACACATGGGGAGAGAGATGCCGTGACGGTCTGATACTTCCGATGGTCAATGACCGTGACGCGAGGATGATGAAGTTCCTGTGCCGGTCGCTCGGTTTCAGTGTTCGTGAGGAAATACTCGAGGGTCGTTTCGGATACACGCATAAGATTGTGATTGGCGGAGACCTGAGATCGATTCCATGCAGAACGAACGTCAACTTCATTCCCGGATACAGAGCACCGGAGAATCCGCTGTGGTACTCAATGAAGATAGAGTCTCTTGGAATGGGTGATTACTACGGCTTCACCATCGACGGGAATCATCTTTATATGCTCGAGGACTTCACGGTGACTCATAATACGGCACAGCAGCTTGTATATTAAGTTAACGGAAAGGATAAAAAACACATGACCGACGATCGATATGCTCCTAAAATATGCAAGAATTGCGGCAGGGAATTTACGCCCCCGAAAGGGCATCCCAATAAGATTTACTGTTGCAATGATTGTTATTTGGAGCATCGCAAGAAAACCAGTTATATGCAGCATTACTATCAGGATAATACCGAACAATGGAAGGCACGGGCATCGACACAAGATTTTAAGGATCATAAGAATCTGTTGCGTAGACAACGCTATGCAACAGATGCCGAGTACAGGGAAAAGATTAAGCAAAAGGGAATCAAATACAACCAAAGACATCCCAACGCTAAGTTGAGTCAGCGCCTGCGAAAATTTGGCTTAACAATTGATGATTATAACAGGATTCTTAATTTTCAGCATGGTAAATGTGCCATATGCGGGTGTGAGATCGGTGACGTGATGGGAAACAGACTGTATGTTGATCATGATCATACTACCGGTTCGGTCAGAGGTCTGTTATGTTCGAGCTGCAATTTTGGGTTGGGAAATTTTCATGATGACCCACAATTATTACATAATGCCATTCAATATCTTGAGGAGGGGTATATATGATTCAACGAGGAAGCTATTTTGAGCATGCTGCACAGAATCTCGCGAACGCGGAGAACGAAGTGAACAGGGAAGGTCAGCTGACACTTGAAGAAGCCGCACATAGTGATGAGGTAGTGTAAATGTCTACAGATATTATTACGGGCGTGATAGTACTATCAATACTAATAACATTCTTTAGCACCGTGGCTATAATAATCGCATGGAGCGAGACATTGATCTGCTGCGATGAGAACGTAAGGACGACATATCGTGAATTACGAACCATTTACACAAGTGATCCCGAAAAAGGAAGATGGGAGTTGTTCCGTAACAACGTGCGGTATACGCCTCACAAATCTGATCGTTATACCCGATGTATCGGATTTGAGTTCACGACTCCATGGGGAATGATCGCGTATTATTTCGGGCTATACCGCCCCGAGACACGCAAGCAACGAAATACTCGGCAGGCGACAACGCTACTCAAGATCACAGAGGATGTAAGAGACCGTGCCAAAACACACGCCGATGACGAGCTCGCAAAGACGCGTGCCGAGATAAAAGAGCTTCGGGAAAAGTTTTCGTCTTCCGCCATGTCACAAGACGAGGCATGGCGGATAGGCAACGCGTATGCAGCGCAGACCGTAGGATGGAATGAGCTGCACAACATGGCAGCTGGCACAACTACGCAGAGGGATAACGAATGAGATTACCCAACACAGAAGAAATGAATCTTGTCTGTCCGATCTGTGGTAAGGAATTCACCCGGACAGACGATACGAAGTACATTACCCACGGAGCATACACGTGCTCGTGGGAGTGCTTCCTCAAAACGATTAAGGAAACAACTATAAACAAGAAAGGCAAACAAGATGAAAGCATACTTTGAGATTGTAAAACCGTTCGCACGTAAGCACCCGTACACCGACATAAAGCTCCCGGTCAGAGCAACCAGATATGCCGCCGCGTGCGATTTCTTCGCTCCGGAGGACGTGACGATCCCGCCGCATAAGATGGCGATGATCTGGACTGATGTCAAGGCAATATTCGGAGAAAACGGATGCCTTGAGCTTAACGTGAGAAGCTCGATGGGAAAGCATCCTGTGATGCTCGCGAACACTCAGGGCTGGATTGACAGCGATTACGCGAACAACCCGGACAATGACGGCAATATCGGATTCAGGCTCTTGAACCTCGGCGATACCGACTACATCATCAAGAAGGGCGACAGGATCGGACAGGGAAAACTGACTACCTACATACCGATTGGGGAAGAGAGCGGGAACGAGAGAACCGGCGGGTTCGGAAGCACCGGTAAATAATGGAACAGATATTATACACAGTAAAAGAGGTTGCCGAACTATTTCACACGAACCCCACATACATATACGCGCTGATCAAAACGGGGCTTCTGCCAGCGTTGAAGCTCGGCTCGTATAAAGTGCGCAAGGATGCGGTTGACAATTTTTTGAAACAGTATGAGGGCTGTGATCTGACGGATCCATATAAATTCACCGGAGAACAGCAGAATCCTTGAGCCAATAAATATTGACAAGGGGAATACAAATGGCAAAGATTAATGTTAGAAAACGCGGCAACTCATGGGAGTTCAGGTTTGAGACGGCGAGAGTCGGCGATAAACGCACGCAGGTATCCAAGGGTGGTTTTGAAACTAAAAAAGCCGCCCTTGAGGCGGGAACGGAGGCGATGAATCAATACAACAATTCGGGTGCCGTAATTGAACCGTCGAAAATATCTCTCAGCGACTATCTGGACCAGTGGATGGAGAAGTATTGTAAGGTGGCGCTGAAACCCGCGACAGTAGAGAACTACGAGAAGAACATACGACTGAGAATTAAACCGGCTCTTGGTCAGTACGCATTATCGGCGGTGAAGACGGCATCGATTCAAAAGCTGATCAACGATATGTTTAACGAGGGATATTCGCGCAACACCATATCGACCGTAAAGCGAATACTGTCCGGCGCTATGAGATACGCAATAGACACGGATGGCGTTCTGCTGGTCAACCCGACAGCAAGGGTTCGATTGCCGTCAGTCCGCGCAGTTCCGGAAAATCCGACTCGAAGCAGTCCCAATGTGTTTATCCCGCCGGAGATGATCGACAGGATATTCGCGAGATTTCCGGAGGGAACTTCGACATTCATACCAATGCAGCTCGGATACCGGTGCGGCATGAGAATCGGCGAGGCGTTTGGAGTATGCTGGGACGATGTTGATTTCGATGCCATGACGATCAGTATCAAACGACAGGCTCAATGGGACGTTGAAAAGCAGCAATGGTATATGACCGCTCCGAAATATGATTCGTTCCGAACCATTGAGATGGATGAGAAGCTTGGTGAGATACTTCAGAGGGAACACGAAAAACAACTGCGTGCGCGTCAGTATTATGGTGAACGCTACACCCAGTTGTTCGTGTCAGTTGATGGTATTATAAACACCACAGGAGAAGGGAACGAAATCTTTCCTGTGGCTGTCCGCGAAGACGGAACATACATTGGTCCGCGAACAATGCAGCACGCGAGTGGTGTGATTCATCATGAACTCGGATACCCTGAGTTTACATTCCACTCTCTGAGACACACACACGCGACTATGCTGGTGGAATCCGGTGCGCCGATCAAGTATGTTCAGGAGCGTCTCGGTCACAAGGATGCGCAGGTCACAATGAGAATTTACTCGCATTTAAGTCAAAAACAGAAGTCTGACGGACGTGCTCTGATCGACAAAATATTCTCATAACCCACTCGGTGGACAAACGGTGGACAAAAACCCGCGTTTGGTGGACATGCACAAATTCTATGAACAAATTAAAAACAAAAGTACAGTTTTTGGTGCGGATAACAGGTCTCGAACCTGCACGGTTACCCACCAGATCCTAAGTCTGGCGCGTCTGCCAATTCCGCCATATCCGCGAATTCCCGGCGCTTTGCCGGGAGGGAAAACACCTGCTTTGTCCACGCCTGAAAATTTTGGTGGACAAACGGTGGACAAAATCGTTGTCCACGGGCATTTCCCGGAAAAATCAGGAAATCTTAGTTAATTCCCAGATATTAACAAAATCCAGAAATGCCCGTGAATACTGGATTTTTTACTTGTTCATACCTTCAGCGACAGCAACCGCACAAGCGACGGTAGCGCCAACCATCGGGTTATTGCCCATGCGCCACGACCGAAACTCAATGCCATTTATTTCCAATAGAATGACTTATTATATCGAGCCTTTCAAAGAAAATCAAGGAAATCCTGATGTGATATCACGTAGTATGATTTTGGAAAACTACATCAAACTACGAGCGATTTCCTTGCGGTGGACAAATGGTGGACAAGGTCAGGCTTTGTCCACGCGAATATAATCCGCAATCCGTAAATATATTTGCCAAACCTGAACTGTGTATAATTCGTAAAAAATAGGGTCACATCACTATAGTGATGTGACCCTGATTTTATACATTTACACTAAATCCCTTATTTCCAACAATAACCGCAGATGTTCTTCCATCGTCAGCGATTATCCCCCTGAGCTCTTCCGCAAAGACGCATTTATTGTCAAAATCGGAATGCACAAGCAGCAGCTTAGAGTATTGAGCTTTACTATAAATTTCCATAAGTTCCGACCTGCAAGCGTGTGAGCTGAAGCTGTTAAGAATAGTGACGCCGCATTTGTTCGGCGTCAGAACTCCGTCAATCTTCAGGAACCGGTTGTTCTGTCCATCCTTGATGGCGGTCGCGATTGTGTCGATTGCGCTGTAGCCGCAGAACAAAATATGGTTATTGTCTCCGGGCAGCAGCGTCTTAACCCAAGACACGCTACGCCCATTGTTGCACATTCCGGACGAAGCAAGTACAACTGCCGGTTTGTCTGAATTCTGCCAGCTCTGCGAATCTGTGTAATCCACGGCAAAGTTTAGCCTGTGCCACGTGATAACGTCGTGCCACTTTTCTTTGTCCCGGCTGATAATCTTTCCCCATACATCACAGACGCTTTCGCCGAGTGGAGTATCAACCAGCACTGGAACATCAAACCCGCACCGTTCAAAAACATCATACAGCACAGTCAGCAGAGTCTGAAGTCGGTCGAGCGCAAACACCGGAATGAGCACCTTTCCGCCGTTCTCGACACAGGTATTCTGAATGATTGCCTCGATTTTTTCGACGTCCTTTTCACGGTCACGGACCGAATGGTTTCTGTTCTCCCCGGAATATGTACATTCTCCTATGAGCAGGTCACACTTGTCCGGAGCCTCAAAGGGCGATACATAATACTTTCCAATATACGGCGACCCGATATCTCCGGTGTAATGAATGCGTTTGATCAGCCCGTCAAAGTTGAATGTCAGCCGAATTTGCGCCGAGTTCACGATATGCCCGGCAGAAGTAAATTCGCACATGATCCCGTGACACAGACTGAACTCTTCGTCCATATCCCGCTCGAACACGAACGAGAGACACCGCTCAATTTCTTTCGAACCGTAGAGCGGACAAGCCTTGTCGTAGCCCTCGTTCGTCATTTTAATGACATCCGATTGCATGATCTTCGCGGAATCGTACAGCATGAGACGGATAAGGTCCTTGTTTCCCCGCGCGACGTAGATCGGAGCCGTGCATCCGCGCCTATAGAGGACGGGCAGGGCACCGCAGTGGTCAATGTTCGCGTGGGAGATCAGGATAAAGTCGATTTTCTTCGGACTTATCTCCTTGATGACCGAGTGATTGACCTTATAGCTCTCGACAAGGTCGGAACTCTGGTAGAGTCCGTAATCGAGAATGATCCGCCTGTCACCCGCGGTGAGCTGATAGATGCTCTGGGTAACTTCGGATGCCGCTCTGCCGAGACATTCGACTTTGATTTTGCCGGTCTGCTTTTTCATATGGACTCGCCTTTCTTGAAATCGGGTTATTCTGCTTCCAGAGTGTCGGCAGGAATCGGTACGCCGACATTCTCCGCGGCAACAGTGTTTTTCTCAAAATATTTTGTCATGTCCGAGACAGCCTGATCAATCATGTCGCTGATCTGATCCTCGGAAACGAAGAAGGACAGCCACGGATATTTGGCATAGAACGTGGCAATGACTTCCTTCTTTTTGATCTCGCCGGTCTTGGAACCGTATTCTTTCTCCGCTTTGACGCAGAGACTGTAGAGAACGTTGTAAATGATCTTCTTTCTGGCGGCGGGCGGTGCTTTAATGAGGCTGATGACAAACGACACAAGCACAAATACGCCGAGTACGGCAAAGACGATCTCGCTGAAGTGATCTACGATAAATTGCATATTTTCCTCCCGCGTCAGCTACTCTGCGCGAGTAGAGACGCTTTTTTCATATTCCTCGGATGTTTCTTCCTCGGTTGAGTCTTCGTCCGGTTTCTTAAACCACGAGACAATGGTGTCCGCGACCTTAATGCCCGCGAGACAGCCACCTTCAACCTTAAAGAATCCGAAGAATTCCTGCACAAGAGTGTCCGGCACCGCGCCGGTGACGAGGTAAACCACAATCATGGTGATGGTGAAGAGAATCATCAAGATGAAAATGATCGCAATGATTTTCTTCGAGAATTTTATCGCGGCATCGAGAAGCCACGTCATACCTTTTCGAGGTATTTTATTGCTACCCACGAGTTGATACCTCCGAGAAGTGCGCACTCGACGTTATCGAATGTGGCGACCGAGATGACATCGTATTGTTTTGTCCGGACGCCATACGGAACGTTTGCGCCTTCGGTGTATTTTGCTCCGGGCGCTTTGTATTTCGCCCCGGATTTGATTTTAACCTTGGACGATTTCTCAATAGTCTGCCCGATGAGCTTGTCCTCGTCGAAGTAGCCGTAGTTCGCGTCGAATTTGACGCCCCTGATTGTGATGGTGCCGTACTGCCAGATTTTCATGTTCTTGACCGCGAAGGGTTTGGAGACGCCCCAGTGAGCGAGCCAGATGTTGTCGCGGTCGAAGGCGTTATGGATAAACTTGTACTGGATATAGTTCGGGTTCGTGTAGAGCATTGTCTCGAACCCGGCGCTCTTGACGAGTGACATGAATTTTCTGACGCGGTTTGTAAGAGTAGCTTTGTCGAGTTTGCCACAATAGGTCGGGTCCTCGACGTCGACAGCCGCCCAGAGCCTGATCAGATGCTTGTACGGTTTGATGGTATTGATAAAGTGGTTCGCCTCAGCGACGACCTCGTCGTCAGTCTGAGCGGTGAAGTAGTGATAAACGCCGATCTCAAGTCCTGCCTTGGAAGCACCGACGATATTTGTCTTGAATTTCGAGTCAGTGAAGCAGAACAGCTTGCTGTTAGAGACGCTGTGCCCCTGAGTCGCTTTGATGATGGCAAACGAGTTGCCGGAACGTCTGACGGTCTGCCAATTGATATTGCCTTGGAAGACCGAGACGTCTACGCCTTTTTGCATTTTTTCTCCTTTCTTGTGTCTATCGCACACAATATACAGTAATAAGCCTTTCTGAAAACAATCGCATCATTGCGGTTGAAATAAAATAGAAAGGAAAGCATAAATGCTTTATCTTATTGCTGCATCCAAAATTACTTGTGTAATATTGACAATTCATGGAATTGTTCAATTGTTCAACAGATTTGTCAACGAAATGCCCCATTTGTCAAACGGCTTTTATACAGATCTGGCATTCATGATTATTTCACACATACTTTCAGTGATTGTTCCGGAGATATCAATGGCGATTGACATTATATTACTGATCATAAGATTTATACGCTACATAATCAAAGAATTTTCGTCAAGATAATTGCAGAACGGTAAGAAATGCCCGGCGGGATTTCCCGCCGGGCACATCATTTACGCCTCAGCCTCAGCGTCAGCAGTCCCACCGAACTCAGTGGGTACAAGCTCCGGCAGACCCGCGTCCTCGATGAGGATCTTCGCGACCTGCGGCTTGAGCTTCTTCGGGACCTGATCGAAAGAGGTTTTGCCAAGAATGACACGGCAAGCGAAAAGTTGAGCTAACATAGTTTGCTCCTCCTTAGAAAATAAAAAAAGAATCAAGAGCCTTTCGGCAATTGATCTTAACATAAGTTATCACCGCCTTTATGCGGGAAGAATGTCAGGCGTAGACTACGCCCGCCATTTCTACGATACACTCTTCAAGAGTGGAATTTTGTGTTTCGAGAGCGGAGATCTGCGCGGTCATCTGTTTTGACTGCGATTCAAGCACAGCGACGCGGTCGACCGAAGGCAGAGGAATGAAGTCTTTGGTCTTGATTACGTCCACAAGTTCTCCTGCATCGTTTTTGACGTAATCGAAATACGGTGCGAACTCTTTGATTTTTTTGATCAACTCAGCATTATCCGAGCTGGTCTCGTCTATGACAAATTCGGCTTCGCCTGTCCAATCCTCATTCGGTTTATCAGAACGAGTTTCATAGATTTTAAGGTCGTTTGTAGTGTAAAGAATCATGATGATACCTCCTTTAGAACGCAAGATAGTGGTACGTAACTCCGGATATGTTTAGCACACTGACCAAAGAACCACTTCCCTCAACGCTTGAAGTATAGAATCCTTGTATCTGGTAGTTACTGTTTGGAGCGTTGGCGCTTGAGATGAGTGATAGAGTTGCTCCTTCTATATATGCGAGCTTTGTTGGGCGCTCGCCCCTAGCCGTATACCATCTCCCTTGATCGGAATTATAAAATCGGCACTGAGCATAGCCCATAATCGCATTGCTTTTCGTAACCGTTAGAACGCAGCCTGTATTATCCATCAGCATGACTACATTTGGCGTTAGGGCTAACGAAATGCGTCTTGGAGAATATGATGTCGGGTCGATGTTACTGTTTAGTTGGGCTGTTCCTGTCCCGTCTCCAACGTATGAACCGGTTGCGACTTTCGTATATCCAAGCATTGTTAACGTCGAAACCAATGATGAGCTATCCAACGCCCCAATATTCGTCCGAGCCTGAGCCTTCTGCGCGTCCGTGAGAGTCTGCTCAATAAACTCTACAGCAGTAGATTCGGGGGAGCTAAGATTAAAAATCATAGTTTATTCTCTCTTTCTTAACATATTAAGCATAGACGACGTTCGCGATCTTAACGATACACTCTTCAAGTGTACTGTCCTGTGTCTCAAGCGCGTCGACTTTTGCATCAAGAACTGTCACCCTGTCGGCGGGCTTAAGCTCTTCCTTTGGCGGATTGATGAATTCAAAGCCGCCGGTCTCGGTGTTGTATTTCCATCCTTCCGGAGGCGTCGGCTGAATGAACCGGTCATAACCGACTTTGGTGCTGTCGTAGCCCCAGCCTTCGAACACGTAGTCGGGAGCTTCAACAAAAACGACATCGGAAGGGTATTTGCCGACAGTATCGGCGAGCCACGCGTGTCTGTGTTCTCCCATGACTTCTTCCGGAACCATGAGAGTCTCTTTGACTTTCTGTTTCGTATATATCATAGCCGTCACTTCCCGATGATCACGATATTTGCCGTAAGGGAAGTTGTCGGTGCGCTCTTGCAAGTAAATGTCAGTTTGCCAGCCGCCTGCGAGGAGCACTTTACCCCGGCTTTGACCCACGCGTCTTCAGACGTTGTGGCGGGTGCGCAGATGATTGTATCATTTACCGCGACTCCGCTGACGCTGACGGTCTGCGAGTTGCTTGACCATCCGGATGCCCTCAGGGTCGCCGTCGTGCTTATGACTTTTTTCTGCTTCTCATCGAGAGCAGCCTTGATTATTTTGTTTTGAACGCTCCTCGTGCTTGTCGAGGAGAGAGCCGTATCTATGAGCGCTTCGTCGTCATAGGGAAGGGCGGTGAATTTTTTGGTTCCGTCGCCGGTTTTTGTCCTTATTTCGCCTGCGCTTGTCACCACGAGTATCCGCTCGCCGTCGAGCAGTACCGGGTTTTTGTTTGTCCAGTTTGACGCGGTGTCCTTCTTGAATTTGATCCGCGCGTTCAGCGTTGTTGTCGCCATGATTCCTCCTTTTGGCAGAAAGACCGCCCCGTCCGGAGACGAGGCGGCTTGCCTGAAAATTTATTTGGTTCAGATTACGGTCGAAGAGGTGCCGCAGTTGAAGATGATGTAGTCACCTGCGGTCTGGACAAGATCCTTCGCGTTACCGCTCTTTGCTACCACGTGGAGCTTGCCGATTTCGGTGTCGGCGTGGTCCTTCGCGTTCTTCTCGGCAGCGTCCCAGTTCGAGACCTTGGTCGCGGTGATGCCGTCGAGAACGGTCTTGTTGGCATGGGTGTGCTTTGCGGTCTCGAGAGGAGTGACGCGGTCGGCGAGAGCGGTCAGGTTTGCCGCGGTCGCGTAGTCGCCGATGTGGAGAGCGGCGATAGCAGCCTCGACATAAGCCTTTACGGTCGCGTACTCGGTGCCCTGAGCGTTTGTGCCGAGAGTAACCTTGGTCTGAAGAGCCTGAATAGCGATCTTCATCGCGGACGCGTCGTCCGGATGATCCTGAATCCACGCCGCGATTTCCTGAAGTGTGTCGAGGCTTTCCTTTGCACCCTCCGGAATGAGCTGCTTTGCGAGCTCTTCGTTCGCGATGGTTCTCGCGGACTTGCCGGTATCGGTGCCGATAAGGGTATTGACCTTGTCACCTACGGGTTTGACCTGCTCGTCGGCGTACTTCTTCGCGCCCTTGATGGTGTCCTTGGACGAAGCGTCGCCAGTAGCACCGATGAGTGCTGTCTTCACACCATCAGCGGCACCGGCGGTGTCGTAAGCGTCAGCGTCGGTGAAAGCGGCGGAACCGAGACCATGCACAGCGACGTCGACGCCGTTGAACTTGACAGTACCGTTCTCGGTGCCCTCAACACAGGTGTAGGTGATGGTGATGGGATCCCCGACATCGGTCCACGCGGTCGCGTCCTTAGCCTTCGACTGGAGCTTGAAGGAGTGATCGTTAACCTTTACGACCTGAAACAGTGTGTCGGTGTCCTTGATGGTCGTGTTGATATAGTTCTCGAGCCCGGAGATCTCGTCAGCTGTATAGCTCGGCTTCTCGGCTGCTTTCGCCCATGCGTAGACATCACCGGCGTAAGCGGTTATATAGTCGAGCTCGGCGAATTTCTTTGTGCCGTCGCCGATTTTGATAAGAACAGTCGGCTCGTTCTGGGTGACTCCGCTCTTCGCGGGAACGACTACGACGGCAGCCTCACCGGCGAGAATAACGGGGTTGTTCTTCTGCCAGTTGGCGAGCGTGTCGTATTTGAGTCTCAGTCTGGTATTAAGAGTAGTTGTTGCCATTTTGCTTTTCCTTCCATAATAAATAAACACTCACGGAACCCGGGGATTCCGTGAGTGAAAATGATAGAGTTAAATCAGGTGATCAGACCTGTGCGCTTGTACCGCCGTCAAGGATGAGCGTGTCGCCTTCAGCCTGAGTCAGCTTCGAGGTGCTGACCTGATTGAGCTTCATTGTACCGTCGGCGTCGACCGCGATTTTGTCTGTCGCTTCCGAGCCCTTGACAGCACCCGCGGATTCTGTGGAGCCGAGAGGGATGTTGACAGACTTCTTTTCGGCATCAACGCTGAGAGCCACGCCGTTCAGCATGATTGCCTCGATTGTGTTGACCTGAGCGTTCTCGTTGACCTTCGCGAGCTTTTCGCCTTCGGCTGTGGTCATGAGGCGCTTGCCGTCCTCGGCGTCTACTTTCTTTGCGAGCTCGCCCGCGAGACCGTCGATCTTGTCCTTCGAGATCTTACCGACAGTGAGCTTCTTTGCCGCGTCAAGAGAGAATTCGGTTTCGTCAACAGACTCGATGACGTTGACTTCCGCGCCCTCGACCATGGCTTCGAGCTTGTTCTTGAGAGCGGTCGTGAAGTCGTTAGACGAGAGACCCTTGCCCTCTTCCTTCGTGACGTAGCCTTCGAGGTTGATATTGAAACCGAGCTCAACCCACGCGGTGCCGTTGTACGCGTATTCTTTGTCGCCGATCTGGTAAACGTCGCCGTTCTTCTTATCGGTGAGAGCGTTCAGAGCGTCAAGAGACTCCTGTTCGCCCTTGAAGTGGAACGCGCCAGCGACCTTCTGGTCAACTTCACCCTTGGTATAGGTGTCTTTGACTTTCTCTTCGAGCGTACTGATCTGAGTGGTGTGCTGACCGACGGTGTCCGCGAGTCCGGAGACTGTGGAGGTGTCGGGAGTGAACCACTCGAGTTCGCCGTTGGCATTCTTCCTGAGCTGCTGATTAGCGGAAGCGGCGTCGAAGCCCTTCAGAGAGAGAATGCCGTCGGTGTCGATAACGGCTTTGCCGTCAGCGGAGAGGTTGCCGCCGACAGAGACTGTCTCGAATGTACCGTCGATTTTCTCCTTGAGCGCGAAGACAGAGAGTTCGCCGTCAGCGGCGAGAGCGACGATCTGACCCGCGTACGGGTAGGGCGTCACATCGAGCCAGTACTGCGAGACGCCTTCCTTGGACGCGCCTTTGGTGATGTAGTAGTTGAGATCCGCCTGAGAGTTGAATACACTCGAGATATCGAGAGGACCGTACTTCTGGCGGTTGAGGTTTACGCCGAGAGAGGCGAAGTTCTGATATGCAAATGCCATTGTGATTTTCTCCTTCCCTTAACCGATAACGAGGTTGTAGTGAGTAGCCGAGAAACCGTTGGCATTCTCTGCGCACCAGACGTTGTAGTTCATTGCGGTGTATCCGTTCGCGCCTTCGACGGCGACAGTCGAGAGAGTGAAGTTCGCGAATACATCGAGACCCATGCCGTCAACGTCGATGACGCTCTTCAGCTTCTTTGTATAGCCTGTGCCTGCCGGGATGGCGACGAAGATACGCTTTGTGCCAGCCGGAATGGTTACGCCGTTCTGAGTGGAAGCGTTCTTGCCTGTGCCCTTGGCGGTCGCGGAGCGGATGACGGCGCTCGAAAGTTCGGTTTCATCTGTACCGACGTACATGAACCAGTTTCTGAAGCCGGTGACTGCCGCGGAGGACGCGGTCTTGGAACCGGCTTTGATCTGACCTGCCGCGTAGTCGTTCTTGATGTTGGTCTTCGGAATCGCACCGTCACCATAAGAAATGGTTGCGGAGACTTTGTAGTTCGTGTCGTCACCGACGGTCATCTCGTCGAACGTGCCGGTCGCTGTGGCAGCGGTCTTGGAGTTCGAGTCGGAAATGGCGTAGGTAGTCGCCGTGATGCCGGTCGCCGGACCGAACTGATACTTGCCGGGATTCAGCGACGCGGTGTATGCCGGGGTGAACTTGCTGCCGACTTCCTTTGCGCCAGCACCGGTCAGAGTGACAGAGGCGGAGGGCTGAGTGATAGTCGGGTTGGTTTCCTTCGCGAGGATCGACGCGAGAACGTCGTTGACATTCTTGCCGGTCGACGCGATGGAACCGGAGCCGGAAGAGGGAACGGTCAGAACGCCGATCGGAGCGGTGTAGGTGAGATCGCTTGTGAAGTAGACATTTTCTGCGGAATAGTTTCCGTCCATAGCGCCCCAGTGTGCACCGTCATAGACGAACGACTTGTAGGAATATTTGTCGCCGGAGATGAGGGTCTTGACGATGCAGATGTCGCCCTTGACGAGAGCATGGTCTGCTGTCACGCGAGCGATTACCGCGTTGTCGTCTTCACCTTCACCGGTGATTCCCTCGTAATGAGAGAAGGTCGAAGCTCCTACGGCTTCGAGGTTTTCGTATGTGGTCGCGCCGTCACCGATCTTGAGTTCGCCGGTGTCGACGTCGAAGCACGGTTCGCCCGCGCCCGGAACCACATCCTTGTTGAGAATCCAGTTTGCCGTAGTGTCACGACGAAGCTGGATTCTGGTCTTGAGAGTAGTTGTTGCCATGAGTTTCCTCCTGATAATATAAAACAACCGGACGATTGCCCGGTCGAGTTGACATATTATTCAATTCCTGCCGCGTTTCCGCCATCAATGAGATCTATGTCAGCGGATCCGCCCGCGCCCGGAGCGGATATGGCCTCATATGCCGATCCGTTCCACCGCATGAAGTAATTCTTGCTTTCCACGTAGTAGAGAGCGTTCATATCCGGGTGTTCGTTGGCATCCAGCGCGGACGGCGTGGCGTATGACTGGAACCCGCCGAGACGAATGCGCGTCGTGTCGTCGATATCGAGATAGAGGGCATGCTCGTCAGTGGTTACGTAGACCGTACCGGGCGTCTTTTTGGCGGGAAGATTGATGGCAAGCCCTTTTTTGAAAGCGATTATTGCCATGTGTCAGTTCCTTTCAGTGGAGAATGGTGAGGGTGATTTTCTCACCGTCGATATAGACAGCCGGAACGGTGTCCTGCGTCATTTCGGTGTCGTTCGCGCCGGAATACGCGTAGACGAGCCGATTTCCCGGGCAGGTGTTGCCGTTCATGGTGAGCTTGCAGCCCGCGAAGGTTGTGGTCTGCTTTCCGAACGGCTGAATACAGAGAAGTCCGTTGTATTCCGGATATTCGGTGTCGATTTCGTCAATGGTGTTGTCGTTCATTTCAATTTCGCATTTCGGGGTTCCGCGTGCGCCGAACCTGACTGTGTTGACGAACTCGAAATGGTTGCCATTGACGGCGATCTTCGCGTTGTCAACGACTCCGTAAATATTGATCGAGTTGTGGGAGCAGCTGTTCTTTGTGAAGTAGTTGTCACTGAACGACGATCCATCCGCGAGGGAAACGTGCGGTTCGATCATGTTGTAGAGCGAACCGGAATCGGTCGCGGCATTGTCGCCGAAGAAGCAGTGCTCGACGACGAGACGAACGGGATCGGACGTATTCGCAAAGAGCCAGTAGTTCTTGACGCCTCCGGTTGTGTCGAGTCCGTAGATACGGCAGTTACGAATGGTGACGCTGCCCGCACCGAGAATCCGGATATAACCGTGGTCCGTAAAGTCAAAGCCGTCAAAGACTATATCTTTACCCGGCGCGTTGATTGTGACAAGATCCGTGATTTTTGTGACACTCATTTTGAGACCTCCTGCTTGAAGTTCTGCTTCAGTCCAGCGTTCATGCCTTCGAGCGTCACGGCTTTGTCTTTAATGGTCATCGCGTCGACTTCGCCCTCGGAGAACGAGATGGTGTCTCCGTCGTTTGCGGAGGTGACTGCCTCGGACGCCGTGGATTCACTGAGATCGACGGAGGTTCCCATGTCGACCCATGTGAGGCTCTTTGCAATGTCGTCGAGAACGTCGGTGAGGTCTTCGGAACGGTATGTGACTTTCGCGGAATCGACGTTTTTGATTGTGACTGTGCCGTCCTCGCCGACGTCGAATTCGCTGTTCGGTTTGATACCGCCGGTTCCGCCCATCTCTTTAATGAGCTCTTTGACCTTCTTATCGAGACCATCGATCGTTTCGGTCGGAATTTTCTTGATTTCAAGCAGACCCTTTTCGTTGACAATGATTGTCTCATTGTCCGGCGCGAAGAGCGCGGGAATCCACCTGTCGCGGGACTCACCGAGAACGAATCCGCTTCCGGTGTCCCTGCATACGTACAGTATCCCGTCGGCGGCGGAATCAAACGGCGGCAGCTTCGCGAAGGTTTCCGCAAAACGGACGCCGTCTGAATAGAGGTCGTCGCCCTTGAATAGTTCCTTTGTGTCGGTACAGAAGTACAGACCGTTTGTCAGATGTACGGGGAGCGCGAGATACTGCGCTTTGGTGCCCTGTTTGTAGTAAACTTTTGTTGCCATGTTTAATCCTTTTGTAAAAGTGATCAGGACATAGGCTCCCATTCCGCACCGTCGATGACATCGTAGCCGAATTCGTCGTCGATATGCCTGAGGGTTCTGTCGGGATCGATCATGTAGAGATTCCACTCGTCAGCGTTTTCGCTCCTGATGACCACGAGCGTTCCGACTCTGTCCTCGGATTCATTAGCGTATGCCTGAGCTTCGGCGAATGTCGCGAACCTCGGATGGTTCGGATCAACTTTGATTTCGTCGATTCGTTTGTTGGTATCGGCTATAGCGGTCATGAGCTGTTCGGCGATGGGTGTGCCGATATCTCCGGTCGATCCTCCGCAGCAGCATCCGCCGCTCTTGTAGACCTGAATCGGACATTCGATTGTTGTGATACGGCTGCCGAGTCCGTTGATTCCATAAAGCGAGACGTACCATGTTCCCTCGGAGAGATTGAGGTGCTGCGACGCCTCGATCTTGCCGGAGCGGAGCATAAACGGAATGGGATTGCCATATGTGCCATCGGCGTTCAGTTTTCTGAACGACGCCCAGCGTGTGCTCATGCCGTCCCAATCGTCGCCGATGAATTTGAATTCGGCTTCGAGATAGTCGGTAGTACCCGCGACAATTGTCGTATTGTTCGCCTGTTTCAGAACTTGTTTGATTACGATAAATTCAATAGGTTTAGCTATTTTTCTCACCTCCTGTTAAGATAGCACAGAAGGATCAGAGACTGATCTCTCCCGCGGTGACTTCACGCATGAAGTCCGCGTATTTCGCGCCGACTGTCTTGGCGGCTTCTCTTGCGCGCTCGACGTTGCCGTTGTTGTGACCTCCGGTTAGAGCGTTGGATGTGACGATCGAAAGCTGAAGGGTAGCATCCATCATTTCGAGTGACAGAAGGCTTTCTTTGCGCCGGAGTTCGGCGTGCTTTTCAGCCTGTTTATTTGCGCGTTCAACACGGATACCGACAACGGCGGTGATGACCGACGCGATTCCGGCAATCACGGCACAGATTATATTGACCATGATTCTTTCCTTTCTGAGAAAGAGTTTACTGTTCGTCGGTAACGTCAGAGGTGCCGCCGAATTCGGACGGAACAAGCTCAGGCATACCGCAGTCGTTGATTATGATTTCAGCGACGGAAGCCTTGAGCTTCGCGGGAACAGCGTCAAAATCGGTCTTGCCGAGAACTACGCGGCAGGCAAAAAGATTAGCAATGTTGGACATGGTGATTTCTCCTTTATGAAGTTAATAAAAAAGACGGCGTCGCCATCAGGCTTTCACGTCTACTATAAAGATATTGGCTGTGAGGTTGGTCTCCGGAGTCTTCTTGCACGTGAACGTGAGCTGCCCCGATGACTGCGAGAAGCATCTGACTCCCGCTTTTGCCCACACGTCTTCACTTCCGACGGCGGGACCGACAAAAATGAAGTTATCAGCGGTTACACCGGAAACACTCACGACCTGAACATTGTCATTCCATCCGGCAGACGTGAGTGCCGCCGTTGTTGCTGTGTGCTTTGACGAGTAACCGATGATCAGCCATCCGTCAAGAGTGCTGTCATAGACAAAGGAATATATGCTGTTGGCGTTCGCGAGAAAATTATTTGTCATTGCGACGCCGTTGTAGTAGATGGATTTCGCGGTCGTGTACGACGTTCCGGTCGATGTCTTGATTTCGATTTTGAGCGTCGGGTTTGCCGCGGTGTTCCCGTTCTTGAACCTGACAGTGACCATGAGCCCGTGCGTTAATTCGGAAATAGAACCTTCGATGACCGGAACCGCGATTTTACCGGAGGCACCGGCGATGGTCTCGCACAGACAGTGACGCGTTACGTTCTGTGTACCGTCAAAACCGATGCCGTCGATCAGCTTCGCGGTCGAGAGCTTCGCCGCCTGTCCGGCTGTTCCGGCTTGGCTGGCGATGTATTTTTGAATATCGTCTTTGAACATTCTCTCAAGCGCGGAAACGGCGTCTAAAAATTTGTTGATGGTCGACGCGTTGATGATCTTGTTCTTCAGATCCGGATTGTCTGCGATTAACTTTGCGGCAGCCGCCTGATTCCCGGCTAACATATACGTCTGATATTGATTCACAAGCACGATATCACCGCTCGTTACGTCAGAAAACCTTTCGAAGACGTCAAGCGAATCGGGGAAATTGGTCTCGGGCAGTTCGGGGTATGTTTTATTGAACGTCGCACGACTGAAGTCGCGGGATTCCTGCTTCATAGACTTTGTTACCTCCATCTCCACAGGCGTTATTTCCGTAGTTCCTACGGTATTGTTTCTTATAGACATTTTAGTCCCTCGTTTAGAATATTGATAGCAGCGTTAACATCTCGATCATGATGCGCTCCGCATTGAGGGCAAGTCCATTCTCGAACCGACAGGTCTTTCGTTTCTGGGTTTACATACTCACACACATGACAAGTCTGACTCGAAGCAACGAACCGACCAATTTTGATGTACTTTCGATTGTTCCATTCTGCCTTGTATGTCAACTGTCGTGTGAGTTCATACCATCCGCAATCACTTATTGCCTTCGCGAGATTGTGGTTCTGCACCATATTGCTAACTGCTAAGTCCTCACTAACTATCACTTGGTTTTCGCTGATGAGCTTGTGAGTTATCTTGTGCAGATAGTCGATTCTGGTATTATGTATTTTCTCGTGGATACGCGCAACCTTGATACGCTGTTTGTTGTAATTGTTGCTTCCCTTGACTTTGCGGGAAAGTCTGCGCTGTTCGCGCGTGAGCTTGTCCTCGTATTGTTTGATTATTCTCTTATTGTCGTACTTCTCTCCGTTGGAGGTGATAAGCAAATCTTTAATGCCAAGGTCAATGCCAATCGTTTTATCTGTCGACGGCAACAGTTCATGTTCTGTCTCCACAAGCACAGACACGAAGTATTTTCCCGTTGGCGTCTGCGAAACAGTAGCTTGTTTAATTTGACCGACAAACGGACAACTCAATCGAGCTCTAACAAGCTTGAGTTTTGGGAGCTGGATTTTGTTTTCGCCGAAGAGCACCTTGATGTTTGTGCCGGTTATGCACGTTGTATACGAGCGCCTATTGTTGTGTTTGCTTCTGAATTTCGGATATCCCGAATGAAGCTTGAAGAAACGCTGATATGCGTTATCCATTGCGAACACTGCATTCTCCAATGCAAATTTGTCAACCCTTTTAAGCCAGTCGTATTGCGGCTTTAGATTTTGTGCCATATAATTTCTGCAATCAAACTTGCTCATCGACTTTTTCTCAGTCTTGTAGAGATTCTTTCGATACGCAAGCGTCTGATTATAAACGAACCGGCAACAGCCGAACGTTTTCTGAATCAATTCCGCCTGTGCTTTGTTTGGATATATCCGATACTTGTATGCTTTGAGCACTGCTTATCACCTCCTCTCTGGTTGTAATACTATTATATCACATATGTTAGCCCATGTCAATACCCTTCGACGAAATAATTCCAAGAATTTTTCTCAAATCCTTTGAAGAATTATATCTTATGATAGCTCGCACTCTCATGACTTAAGTCATGAGAGTGCGCTCACTATACTTCGAGCCACGGGTAGAGCGGCTGGAACCTGACGGCGTTTATGGTCATAGTACCTCCGGTCGTTGATCCGGACTTGCTTTTGACCATATAAACTGTCTTTTCTCCCGTAATACCGGGAGTGTATTCGATCTTCTGGTTGACGCCGAGCCACGGAATTTCGATCATTTCGAGCGATATTTCGTTTTTCATATCGCTTGCGAGCCACAGTTCGTATTCGGCACGTTGCAGCGCGAGATCTTCGGAATAGATGTCCGAATATTCTCCGCCTGAACAGACTTTGCGAATAACTCCGATCTGGTCGACGCCATACGGAGTGTCCGGCTCGACGACATATGAGATGTTCGTTGTCGGGCTATCTGCCGCGTCAGCGGCTTTTTCTTCCGCGGTCGGTTCGCGTGACATGAGCTTCGCAATACCGCAGATCTGATATTCGCCTTCAAAATAAAAATAGCTCTGAGAGCCATTCTTCTTGAATTTTACGACGTATGACTTGTCCTTCTTGATGCGTCCGGCGGCGATTTCCTCATTGTTCTCTCCGTAGACCGGGTAAGCCGTGAAGGAATTGATCTTTACCGAGAATCCGCCGGTGTTTTCGGCGGGAGCCTTGAATCCGTATTCTTCGTTTGATGAGAGCTCTGCAATAGCGCTGTTCGTGATATTGTACACGTTCTGCGAGTATGCCACTTCGGTCGAGTACGTGTCGGTGTCGTTGCACTTGCCCCAGACCTCAACGACGTTGTATACACCGGCGAAGGATGTGTTGAGGCTTTCGTCGATAACGATGTCGTGCATGACGCTGTCGTCGAGAATGATCGGGTCGGACGCCGCTGTCGGGTACCGCTGACATACAAAGGTATCGTCGTCAAAGAAGGTCTCCCAACCGGGATATAGGTCTCGGAGTTCGGTGTTTATCGCCTGAACGTTGGAGCCGGTCGAGAATTCGAGGTCATACGGAACGTCCTTGCCGACGTCGTCGATGCGGTATTTCTGGATTCCGCCGAGCTGCGTGACGTTTTGAACCATAGCGTTCCGGATGCTTGACCCGGCGACAATTTTGGTCGCTTTACCCGAGAGAGTGCCGCCACGTTCGCCGTTGAGAAGAACCATAAGGTCCGACAGCGAAATTGTCAGCTGTCTGGTGCTCGCGTTGTAGTTGTACCCGGCGTCCATATAGACGAACAGCCCGATATCGTACCATACGGTGTCGCGCTTCCGGATATTGAATATACCGGTTTTCAGTCGGATATATTTGTCAAACCATATACGCCCGTCGTTCCGGAGCTCAAAGTCTGAATCTTTGACACAGAGGGTAATGTTCGCGGTTTTGCGGACGTCGCTTGTCGCGTCGAAGGAGTAGCTGTCGCTGACGAGAGTTCCGTCGAGCGTGCCTATGGTCTTGAAGTTTTTGTTGAGGACATCAAGACGCGCGTATACTGTTCTCGACGATTGCCGCAGAAGGTTGATGTCGTCCTGAGTGATGACCGCCATTACGTCACCTCCGTAAGCCCCGTGAGCGCAAGGTCTTCGATCTTGTCACAATCCGCGACCTCGACCCAGTCGAAAGCGGTCGTAACAAAGTCCTGTACGCCCTGTTCGGTGTCGGAGACCGTAGCGGAAGAGACTTCAATAATCCACATCCGCCCGTCGTCAATTTTCAAAAGCTTCATGACGCCGTTGTTCAGGAAGTTTTTGAGCGAGTGCCTGTAGACGTGAGAGCCGATGGTGTTGTAGGTGTCGCTCACACGGTCTTTCGGATTGTTCAGCTTCTCGACAAAGTACGCGCTGATATTGCCGGAGTCGTAGTCGTTCGCTCCGTTCGCGATGACATAGGGGTATTTGCGGTTGATGGTCGTGATGATTGAGCGCGGTTTGTTGCGTGCCTCGGAGATCTGCACCTCGAGTTCGGACGCGTAGACGCCGGTTGAGTCCATGATGAATATGCCGCTAAAATCGGTTTCGACTGAGTTTGTGTAGAATGATCCTTCAACGTCGCCGAAGACTGGCACAAGTGTGTATTCGTATTCGCTCCTGCTCCGGACGGTCAGGTCGTGCCATTCAAACGTGAAATCTTCTTCCTTATTAATAGCGCGTTCGTAGACAGTCTGCCACGTGAGGTCGCCCTTGAGACGGCGCTTGAGCCGCATTTTGTCGACCGACGAGACGTAGAACGTGATGTTGCCCGCGAGGAGATTGCCTTTGAACCCGGCGTTCAGAATGGTATCGAAGTTCCATTCGGACGGAATTGTGAATCCGTCAATGATATCCTTGCTGATATAGAGCTGATCGATGATGCCGCCGCCGACCTTGACCTTGGTGAATCGCGGGAGGTATGTGACAGGCACAGAGAGAGCGGAACCATCGCCCGCCATGTTGTAACCGAGAAAAATCATGACTGCACCTCCACTGAATAGAATCCGTCGAATGTGACCTTAATTGTAATGATAGCGTCATCTGCCGGAAGATCAATAAATGACGAATAAAAAACGTTGCTTCCGACCTTGAGTTCGGCGGCGCATTTGCCGTTTGCCGCTTTGCGCCAGCGGAGACTTATGGTTTCGGTGCCGCCGGACAGCTCAACGACAAGCGCGTTCACAACAAAGGAATAGCCCCTTACAAAGAGCGTGAAGTTGCCGCTGACGTCGATATTTTTAAGGAATGATACGCTGTCGTTCCTGAGATCGGCAAATTCGTTGTCAATGTAGACGATTTCGGAACCGGAATCAGAAACACCTTCAATGCTCGCGACGTTCGTCGATACTTTGACATATCCGCCGTCCCTGATATTTTCAAGGTAAACAGGGGAGTAGAAGGATGGAGTCGCATAGCTGATGTGAATGATTAAGTCGTTCGGATGATCGGCGCGGGTGTCGAACGCGAGTCCTTTAACTGTGCGCCCGTAGGCGCGGATGTAGTACGCAGCATCGTCGTTCAGCCCGGTGACTGTGACGGTGTCTGCCGCGTCGTAAAGAGAACTGCTCTGGTAGAACACGGTGTGTGACGCCGTGTATACGACGATGATAAATTCGTCGATAACATCGCCGTCAGCTTGAGCGTAGTTCACTCCGATCTGAAGTGACGAGTTCGCGACGATTTGCCCGTCTGTTATGTCCCGGATTTCCCACGTCGGGGTTGCGAGACAATAAAAGACCGACGAGGAGGATGACGTGACCGATTCCTCATCGTTTCCGTTTTTGTAATACGCGGTGATTTTGATGTAGTATGAGTGACCGTTGGTCAGTGTGCCCGCGGGTATTGTGTGACTGAGAGAGAAGGATGTTATGCGTTCATTGAATACTTCCGCGTTCGATGAGCTGTCGTAAACGACAATTCGGTTCGCTATACACTGGTTGCCCTCATACCTGAATGAGACTTTGTATTCCCCGGATGCGTCGAAAGCGTCGGGGGTATTTACTGTGATTGAAGCCATGTGGTTATGTCACCTTCCCGAGAATTGATCTGTTGTTCGGGTTGTTCTGCTCAAAGAGAACGCGCACGGTGTCGCCGACCGCGTAGTTGTCCGGCGACCGGATGAGGTAGCTTTGTCCTTCTATGAGGACGACATAGCCGCCATCCGTGACCTCGACGATAAACCCGCGCTTCGTGACGTCGAACCGGGCACCGTCGACGAGCTTTGCACAGGTCTGCTCGATGGCTTTTAGAATTACGTCGATTGCATCTTCGTTAAGCATGGAAAACCTCTTGACTTTTAATAGAATGTGTGATATAATGTTATTGAATGGAGGAGATATTATGATATGGGTTATTATGTTTTGCTCCATATTCGGAGTATCGATCCTGATCATTGTGGCTACAATTCTGGTTGCGAGAGCCAAGGACCGCAAGAGAGAACAAATCAGGAACGAGAAGATTCGCAAAATTAATAATGAGATTGATAGATTGCGAGATGCAGCACTAACTCAGAATCCGGCAGCAATCGGTACACAGATATACGAGACAAAGCTTATTGACAGTAAGACGCCAGTGAAGATATGGAAAACTGATACATACCTTGTCAGTTCAGCACATCCGTTCATTAAAATAGCCGATGCAGACCACGCGGAGATATCCGGATGTGTGTCTACCACTATTATTCCCTTTGCCCGTATACAATCGTTTCAGCGCTCAGGTTCAATATACACCACAAATGATCCATCCGGAAAGACAAACAATGCCAAAGGTGCTATGGTAGGCGCATTAATCGGAGGAGTCACGGGTGCGGTTATCGGGAACGCCGTGAATACAGGCGTCGATACGTTGGTTCATGACAACAGATGTGTTACATTATATTATATAGACGACACTGAAACCCCGCAAAACATTAAGTATACTGATGACGCATACGATGTTTTTATGGCTCTGATACCTGATAAAGAGTATAGCGTTGTTATTGCTTCACACCCGGCAAAGTCCGGCTCCGCTGAATCTCCAGCAGACAGACTGACGGCGATCAAGACTTTACGAGAAAGAGAGCTTATCACCGAAGACGAGTATCAGGCAAAGAAAAAAGAAATACTTAAAGATCTTTGAGGAGTAACATCATGTACACGTTAAGAGTAGGCGATAAATTTCCACCAATGTACCGTCGTCCGGAGGGAGCCTATTTCACAATAGATGATTCCGGTCTGATGCTGATTTACAATTACCGTATGCCGACAGAGAAAGAGTTGTCCGCCGTAAAAGAGGGGAATCCGGCTGAGTTCCGTTTCCTCGTCGAGAACGACATGATATTCTTCATGTCGAAGATGGGTAGTATTCCATGGAATGACAGTCCGTTTGACCCGCGTCTTGACCGCGATCATGGTCTTGAACCACCAGTATCCGAGAGTGACGGATATCAGATGACGTTCATGATGGTTGACGCCGCAACGAACACAATAAAGCATATCCGTAAAATAGAACTTGGTCATGATTTCTCATTAAGGCTATGCGACGCTGTCAACGAATTCTATGACAGAGAAGAGAATAGTCAGATTGAGAGCGTTGATGCTCTACAAAAGATCAGCGAAGCTCGTATTGACACAATCCATGAAAAGTTCACAAGCGATGAACTCGCAAAACGCGCGACTGTGTCATACAGAATTAAAAGGACATAAATCAAAAACCGCCCTCGATCAGCGAGAGCGGTTCAATTGATTTTGCTTATTTTTCTTTGTCGTGCAGCTCGTCCAACAAATACAGCTTGATGTCAGTGATATGTTGGCGAAAATGGTTTCTGTTGGCATTCTCATAAGACAGAATGCGAAACAATTTCCGTTGCAGTTCTGAGATGAGATTGGCATTCTTGATGACATATGGCTTATTATCTGCGCCCATGTGAACACAATCTATGTACTTATCTGTGATCGGTATGGCGTCGCTGATAAAAAAGATGGAACGGGCAGTGGTTCTGCCGATATGATAGTAGCAGGAGCGAATATCTTTGTCAGGCAGATTAATAAACCACAATATGCGTTGTTGCTGTTCGTCAGTTCTATGGTCTAAATTACCCATTGGAATTGCCCAGTACAGACACGGATCTTCGGTGGATTTGACCAGACAAACCATCGGACGACGTTTGGGGTCGTTGTATTCTCCGCCGAGTGACTGTATCAGGGTTTTGAATTCTGCCGTCGTGTAATATAGTCCACGTTCAACCATAGCCATCTCCTACAGAAAGCCCTCGGTGAGACACCGAGGGTGGTAAACAATGTTTCTGTGCCGCACATTGTGAAGCGTTTTTGTATAAACAATGTTTCTGTGCCGCACATTGTGAAGCGTGCTTGTATAAACAATGTTAAAGCAGCACATTGTGAAGCTGATCATTTGTCCGAGCCTTGCGCTATTCGCACAGAGCATTTAACAAATACATGAAGTAGATTGTTTCATCTACATCTATATTATAAGCGATTATCTGCCGAATGTCAAGAGACAAGTGAGACAATTTACAATTGGTTAAAAATTGTGCCGTCATTTGCCGAGCGATTATCGCTTACAATAATATTATATGCGGAAGCTCAAAACAAATGCAAATCAAAAGTGTTTACTTCCTGCCCATTCTCTGAATCAACCGTGACGGCAGCTGCCTGACAATAGCTTCGGCGAGTGTGTCGGGGCTGTTGACGCCGGAGAGGTTGATGTCGCCGATGGTGACGGTCGTTTCCCCGGCTTTCTGTACCGATGGTGATGTCGGATTGACGAGCTGTCTTCCGTGAAGTACGGAGTACAGATATCCGGCGTCGGCATTGTTGAGCACGAGTTCGGGCTTTGATTTTGTACCGTGAAGCATGGCGACGCCGGTGTAGTCGGCGATACCGCCTTCGGCGTAGGCTCTGACGCCGTTCTTTTTCCACCATATGCCGTTCGCGTCTCTGGTCCATCCGAGTGATTCTCCGAGGGCTTTATTGCGGTCGGAGAGGGTTTTCTGTTCGGATTCATTGGCGAACCACCAAGCGGCAGAGTTCTGTTTCATTTCGTTGATGACGTTCTGCTGTTTCTGCGCTGTGTCGTCCGCGATGGTTGGGTAGGCATCGCCGTAATCGGATGTGTTGATGCCGTTCAAGGAATCGAGCGCGTTCTGAAGTTCGTTTGCTTTGTCGATAAGGTTCTGAAGATTCTGAACTCCGCTCTGAGAGAAGTCTTCGAGCATGGCTTTGCGCTGTTCGAGCCCCGCGCCACGGAATTCGTCCTCAAAGTCCATAAGTTCGTCGTATCTGCCGAGTTCATATTCAATGTTGTCTACGGCGTCGCTCCACTCGTCCTTCAGGTCTTCGAGATCTTTGATCTGTGAGGCTATCGAGCCGGTGACGTCTTCGTTCAGTTGGTCGCAGATGTTGGTGTAATTCTGTGCGAAACCGGCGATTTTGTCGGTGCGCATAGCGAGAATCTGCGCTTCCCAGTCCGCGCCGAGGAGAGCCATGGCTTTCTGTTTGTCGGCGTTCTTTTCGTAGTCGTCGATGGTTGCCTGCCATGCGTCGCGGTATTTTTCGAGAGCGTCGATCTGGTCGTTCAGGTCCTGTTCACGCTTCAGCTCGTCATAGCTTTCCTGCGCCTGTCTGACGGTTTTGTCGTCGGCTTCCCATTCAAATCCTGTTCCGTTGTCGCGGTAGATATGAATGTTGCGCTGACTTCTGGCTTCTTCGACGGCTTTCAGGGCTTTCTGAAGCTTCAGCTGTTTGTTGAGTTCGTCGGATTCCTCTTTGAGCTTGTCTATCTGGTCATTGATGAGATCGACGACCGCGGAGACGGTGGACTCGTAGTTGCCCTTTTGCTTTTCGTAGTTCTCTTTCTGCTTGTTGAGCGCTTTGAGTTCTTTCTCCATAATCCGGACGGCGGCATCAGCGAAATCCTGCTGACGCTGCTTTTCGGCGTCATACATGCTTTCGAGCACATCGAGCTTCTTCTCAAGATATGTCTTGTAGTTGATGATGCCGTTTTCGTATGACTGGTCGAGAAATTTGTCGACACGCTTCCACGCGGCAATTTCGTTGTCAGCGCCCCAATTGCCGAATTTGTTCCGGCGGGAAATATAGTCCTCATAGGCGGAGAGACTGCGCTCAAACATCTCGCTCTGGATGGATTGGATGTTGTTTTCGTATTCCCACCACTTGGTCTGCATGTCCTTGATATATTCGGAATGTTCAATTTCGGTGTCAGACATTGTGCCGGTCATTTGCTCGCGGTAGGTGTCCGCCGCTTTGTGAACCATTTCCTGCATCATGCGATATGTTTCGATCTGCTCAACTTCGCTTTCCGGAATACCGGAGGAATTCACAGAATCGCGATTCTGCATGAGCGCGATATCGTGTTCATAATCTGAGAGCGTCTTTGCGAGCATCTCGTTGCGCCCTTCGAATATCTTAACGAGTTCGTCGACGTATTCGCTGGTCGTTGAGAGATTTTCCTTGAAACGCTTTTCGTTGATTTCCTCAATCTTGTCGTAATAATCCGAGAGGTCGGTGAACACGGATCGGTCCCATACCATCCCCGCGTCATATTTCTGACGTTCGTCTTCAAGCTTTGAGAGCATATCGTCATATTCTTTGACACTGGCTTCTTTCAGACCCTTGAAGACTTCGATAAGATAGTCCTGATATTCGTTCGCGTCGATAGCGCCGTCATTATACGCTTTCTTAGCAAGTTCGCCGAGGTTTATGTAATAGTCGCGCAGCGTCGCGAAGAGCGACTTGTCCCAGTCCATGCCCTCATCGAATTTCTTCTTTTCGGTGGACAGGGTATCGAACGACTTCTGATAACCTTTCTTGACTTCCTCGCGCAGCCCGTTGAAGACGTCGAGCACGTATCCCTGATATTCGACGGCGTCGATTTCACCAGCGGCGTATCCCGCCTTGGCAATGTTCGCGAGCTTCGAATAGTAGTCCTCCATAGAGGAGAGATTATACTTGACGAAAGCCGGGTCGAGTTCCATTTCGGACTCGAGGGCTTCTTTCTCCATATTGAGCTGCTTTAAGTTCTTGGAGAACTCGGTCTCGGATGACGATGATTTCGACTTGTTTTTCAGTTCACCGGCAGGAGCTTTCGCACTAAGTGCGTCAAGATCAGCCTGAGCCTGTTCGATTTCTGCAAGAGCGGCAGTATATCGTTCTACAAAATCAGAGATATCCCGATCTTTAACAGAGCCGCTAATACTGTCCTCATATTCCTGAAGAGATTTGAGATCGTTACTGTCAATCTGATTAACGATACTGTAAACTATTTGCTTAGCCCGCGATTCGCTCCATCCAGAATTCTCAAACACATCAATCGCATTAAGCCTCAAAAGCTCGAGCCTTTGCTGTTGCAGCGACTTAATGAACTCGTAGTTCTTCTTCATCAGCGAAACAACAGAATCGCCGATAAGATCGTATTTGCCAGTAGTTTGATCAAGTTCAAACTGAAGATCCGGGAACGTATCCTTAAGCGAGATCATTTCGCTGTACGCGAATTGTTCTTTGTTTGCTACCTTGTCATAAGCGTCACCAAGTTTGGAGTTCGCTTCGGCGTATGCGGAAATCCGTTCTTCAATGCTGTTTGTGCCACCGAGATATTTCTGAAGCATCGCGTACTGTTCGGATATCGCACCGTTGCTCCGGAGCGTTTCTTCAGCCGCAGACTGTTGCTTTTCGATATATTTTTCAATATCTGAATCGACAATCTTCCATCCGTGCTGACCGGTAAGTTCATCGTCAACACGTTCAAGCGTCGCGACGAGCTCGGTATTCTGATCCTTAAGACGATCATAGACATCATCGGAAATAATCTTATCATCGCTGAGTTCCTGTGCCGCAAAAAGTCTGTTGGCAGCCTGTACCGATGCGTTGAAATAATCGATTGCTTCTGTGATCTTGGCAGACTTTGTCGACGCGGCGACAGCTTCGATCTTGGTTTTGCACCGATCAAGTTCTGCGTTAAATTTCTCGAGTGTATTATCTGGCGCGAGCGTATCCCAATCAAAGGCATCACTGAGCGCAACCTTGATATCTGCCAATGAGAACGATTCACTGATGGCTTTACCGAGTCTGGACCCGAACTTGACCGTCAGATCCTGCGTCCATTCATCGATGTCAAGATCGCCAGACTTCAGATATGACCCCAGAGCGGATGTCAGCTCTTCGGGCAGAATCTTGCCTATCCGGTCGATTTCTTTCCGTATGCCATCAAGCGTGTCTGCGTCGCTGAGCGACATAAGATCGTTGATGGCGTCGCTGATATCCTTCTTTGTAGAAGAATCTGACAGGGGCTTAATTATTGCCTTCTGAAGCCACGGGAAAATGCTTTCGTCGTTCTTGGCGAGCTCACCCACAAACGTCTTGTCAACGTTGTTGAGAAGAGCGATGATTTCGCTCTGCGTTTTCTCGTCGAGACCGGAGAAGATATCATTGTTGTAAAGATAAGCGGAAACCTGCTTGCTGTAGTTTTCAAGAAAATCTGTGTCAAATTCTGCCGTTAAAGTCTGAATACGAGCACTGACAACATCTTGCCAACCATCAATAAGGTTATAAAAATCAAGCCCGGCATCTTTGAGCGCGGCACTTATATTGGAATAATTCGGCAAGTACTGATTTGCGCCCGGATCATAGACCATTTCAGCGTATTTATTCTTTGTGGCATCAAGTCCGATATCAAGTGAATCTTTTAATATCTGATAGATATCATACTGACTCACTGTACTGGACCAAAACCCACCGCCGAACCACTTATCCCGTAATCCCTTAAGCGCGTCCCCGGCTTCGGTAATTACCTGATTCCGCTGTGCTCGCGCTGCCTTTTCATATTCGGCATTGAGGTCAGTGACACCGTTTTTCAGCTTTACGACGGCGTTGTACTGACTATCATAACCAACTATCAGAGACGGGAACAGGTCTGCGATCTGGTTCGAAATCTCGTGGTAACGGTCATACTCGTCCGCGGTCAGAGAGAGATTTTCTCCATACGCGCTGACACCCTTTGAAAGTTTTTCAAATTCGTCGTAGGAATCGGTTAAAGATTTCACCGAAGACTTCATGTCTTCGAGCTTATCTTCAGCTTCTTTCCATGCTTTTGTGATCTCGGCAGCCGCATCAATGGAACGCTGGCGCATGGTGAAAATATATTTACCGAGACTGATCAGCCCATCAATAGCTGCACCAACAAGAAATCCTGTGAACGCATTTAACGCGATGTTACCGGCTTTGCCCGCGAGGGTTAACAATTTTGTTTTTACGGTTGCCTCGCCGAGCTGTGTCGCATATTGACTTGCGAATTCTGCCGCGTCACTGAATGAACTCTTTGTAGCCAGATTAGCCTCAAGTGTTTTTCGGGTTTCGCTATGCAGTGCGGCAAATCTACTACTGACACTCTGCAACACATCCCCGTATGATTCTGCGCTACCTTGCGCTGCTTTGAACTCGTCGGCAATTTGTTCCATAATCTTGGAGTCTGCTTTATCGTTTCCGACAAGCATCCCCCATAACGATCCGTCTTTGATCCAGTTTTTAGAACCATTGCTTTTTGCCTCGAGTATTGTTTCAAGATCAAAAAGACCATAGCCTGCGGCACCAGCGACACTGTTCAGCGTTCCGATAAGCGCTCCACCCGAAGAAACAGATGCTATCTCATTGAGCAGATCAAGCACACCACGAAGCAGATCGATACCACCCTTATAGATGTCGCTGTTTATGATAGAACTTGACAATGCTTCATATGAGGACTTCAGAAGATCGAGTTTACCCGTAATTGAGTCGAGATATTTCTCGTTCTCCGCAACAGCACTACCGGTAGAGTTGACAGAGGTTTCGATAACTTTGTCGACAGTATCGAAATTGTTCATTATCGCGGCAAAAACAGACTGCTGTCTTGTACCAGCGATAAGACGTGTGATTTCAGCCTGATCAACGTCAGAAAGAGTATTCCAAACCTCGGAAAGTTCACGAAGAATCTGAATGGTCGACTTGAATGTCTCGTTATCGTCCTCGAAAATATTGACTTTGTTACCGGAAGCTTTGTAAATCTTCTGCTGGAGCTGAGTAATACTTTCGGCAGCACCGTCAGCATCAATCTCCATCTCTGCCAGCTCGCCGGATGTGTTCCGTATGCGGGCGGCGATGGTGCGGAGAGCTGTTGCGGTCTTTGAGTAGTCCTGTATAACCTCATTTGTAGCAGTAAATAATGCCACAGATTCATCAAAGTTATTTCCAGCTGCTTCAAGCGCCGCACCGGCGTCTGCCATAGCGTCCGCGATATTACCGGAAGTTACTCCAAATGAGTTGGATACTGCGTTATATACGTTGACAATCCGCATCGCGTCTTCTGCCGCAATTCCGAATGCCTTCATTGCCGAGATAATTGTGTTCGATGTCTCGTCAATCGATCCGACATTATCCCAGACGTTCTGTGCGATAATAGCGGCGTCTCCGAGCTTTTCAGCTTCTTCGAGGTTGTAGCCCATTCTGGCAAACGATCCGGTCGCGATAACAACGTCCGACATGGTCGAGCCGAGAGTCTGTGCTCTCTTTGCGGCGTTTGTCAGGAATTTGTCGTATGTAGCGTCAGTTTCCTCTGTGACCTTTCTGAGTTCGGTCATCGCGTCGTCGAGCGCGTTGACGTTCGATATCATATTCCGGATCTGCTGAATAGCAAACCCGAACGAGGTCACGCTGACAAAATACGATGTGAGCTCCTGCATCTTGCCTTGGATACGCTGTTCATATGTCTGACCTTTGTATCCGAGTTCACTTGAAAGGCTGTCAAGAAGACTGAGGTTCTGTCTTAGTTTTGCAATAGACGCTTCGTCGAGCTTGTCCCCGGCTTTCTTAAGCGTCTCAATCTGAGCGTCGATATTGGACGCCATAACCCTGAGTCCGGCGTTTTCATTGACTTTGCCGTTTGCCGACATGAAGTTGCGGAATGTCGCCTCGAGGTTCTGAAGGTTTCTCGAGTTGACAGCCTGCGACAGTTCTGCGGCGGCATTTTTCTTTGTCAGACCGACGAGGGTATTAGCATTCTTGTTCAGAGTCTCATATCGTTCTGACGCAATACGCAGCTCTTCTGCCTTTCTTTTCTCTTCCTCTGTGCCTGCTGACGCAAGAGCAAGATATTCGTCGGCAAGCTGTTTGAGTCTTGTATACTCGGTTGAAAGTTCGCTGACTGCCGCTATTGAATCGGAAGCATATGCCTTATCTGAAAGTTTATTTGTATCCAGCTGATAACCCGCCAGCTGCGTTTTCCAAGACAAGAGGTTGTCCTGAATATTCGCAACGGAATTAACAGGGGAATTGCGTTCCGCGACAATCCGGCTGTTGAGCGCCTGTATCTGCTTAAGAGCGCTGGCGACAGACGACGCATTAGCCGCGCTTCCATCGAACTGATCGCTGATGCTGCTGACAACCGCACGGACATCTTCAAGTCTCTTCTTGAGTTCGGGAGATTTGACTGTGAGTTTGTTGAAGCTTTGTTCGGCTTTCTGGAAGTTCGACTGCATTTTATCGTAGTCGACATTGTATTTTTCTTTGCGGCTGTCGTTCAGTTCAACCGCCTTAGCCGCGCCGACATAACCGGAAAGAAGCCGTATCTCGGTCAGATAGTCGCGTATTGCCTGAACACGATTCTTGACCGCGTCGACCTGCTTATCAACCGGCAGATTTGAGATAGGCTGAGATTTCGCCTTTTCAATAAGGTCATATGTCCCTTTCAACCGTTTGAGGTTGTCTGTAAGATCGACATCATTGCCGAGAATCGAGACATTGGAGTTTTTGAGCTTCCCGATAGCTACGGTTAGCTTTTCGAGTGTAGCGGGCGTTTTCTCAAACTTTTCGTACTGATTTGTCAGAGCGTTGAATGAGTCGCCGCTTTTCGCGACCTGTTCGAGTGCGGAGAGATTTGACTTGGCGGCAGAAATCGCGCGCCTCAGCTCATCGAGTTTATCTTTCGTGTTTACGATGAAGCTGTCATCAAAATAGCCTTTGAGCGAACCGGTAATAACGGCGTCCCTCGGCTGATGAGAGGAATCAATCTGCGCGTAAAGCTGATTTTTAACTGCGTCCGCCTGAGCCTTCAGGAGCGCCTCATTGACCGTTTTCTCGTTTTTGAAGGTCTGTATCAGTCTCTCGTGAGCGAGTTTGAGTTCATAGACGCCGTCTTTTTTGGCATCCATCGCTTTCTTCGCGGTGTAGCCCTGAGAAATGGTCGTTTGGAGTTCTTTGTTGAAGTATTTGAGAGAACCGGTGATGTTGGTGATTCCGTCGGCGTCAAATACTTTGTCCACGCTGACGGCTTGCAGCTTATATCCGGCTTTCTCCTGCTTAGCAGCGAGTTTGGCGATCTTGTCAATGTCGCCGGAGTTCATTCGAATGCCCTGAGCAACTGTGACATCATTAAGTGTCTTTATGTAATCAGGATTCGCCTTGTCCCCGGAAAGAATATCGGCATGAGCCTTGGCGGCGGCATTGTTCTTTGAGATATCCTGTGTCTCTTTGGCAATGGCCTCGCCTGTCGCCTTTGACTGTTCTGCCTTCTTTGCCTCTGCCTCGGCGGCGAGCTTCATGACATCGACGTGTTCGTCGATTTTCTTGTTCGAGTCCGACATGGAGTCGGATTCAACTTTGACGTTCCGCGCGAGGATCTGCATTCCGGAGATCTGCGATTTGACGGCTTCGTTGATTTTGTCCGTGATACCATCAAGCCCGGCGTCGATATTGCTCGCGTCGAACGGGACATACTCGAGCATGGACGACAGCTTCTTCGAGAGATCATAGGAAGCCTTGCTGACCGCGGGATGAACAGAACCGCCGATGCTCCGGAGAATATCCGTCAGAGAACCGCCGTTAACGCCCCACATATTGTCATAGGTCTGCTTTGCCATGTGGAACGTGTCGTATTTCGCTTTTGACTGTTCGGTCTTTACCGCTGTATCAAAAGCGTTGCGTTCGCGTTTTGTCAGGTTTGAGCTGAATTGCTTCAGATTGTCTTCGTATGCCTGAAATTGGTCGAGAAGCTTTTCATAATCCGCGGTCGCCATCTTGGACGATCGGTTGAGAATATCCGCGACAGCGGTGTACAGCTTCATTTCCTGCTCGCTGTACTGCTTTGCCCATGTGTTTATGAGCTTATTGCGGTCACTGGGAAGCCCATTCGACGGCTTCGCGGTACCGCTTGTCGACGTCCCGCTGACATTGCCGGAGATCTTGCCGATCTGTACGTTCGCGAGCGACTTTTTGATCGCGGACGCGATGTCGTTGCCGATCTGCTTCCCGAGTCCGTCGAACTGCTTTATATGAACTGACGACACGGAGTTCTGAATCTGGTTTTTCAGAGCTTCCTTGTCGATCTGTACTTTCAGCTTTTTGAGTTTTGTATCTGTGTCTTTATTGATCGACGCGACGGCTTCATTAATGGCTTTGACGACATTCGCTTCTATCTGACCTGAGTCAGCGCCGATCGTGATTTTGAAATCGGGTTTTGTAACCGCGCCCTTCATGCCTTAAATTCCTTTCCTATATTCGTCGAGCAATAAATAACGTTCGTCATCAGATAGTTCGGGTTCCGCCGTATAGACGGTCATGGCGTGGTCTGCCATCGCCATCGGTCTGTCAATTGCGACGCCGATTGGCGCGCATATCGCGGTCGGGGACAGCTCAAGCGGGGACGCCGTGCAGACGATAAGGATATCGAATGTGCGACCCATCCACGCTTTCGTCCGGACGATCATTGTTGTGTGCTTGCCCGATGTCTTGTATCTGATGCTTTCGATGCTTTCGCCCGTGAGGGCATAATTAAAAGGAGCTTCCAAATTTTCTCCGGAAGCTCTATCCTTGTACATAATGTTGCACTTCATGAAACCACCTCGCTTCATCTTACCGCGAGGACAGGGAAGTGCTGCTTAGAAGTATCCTGCGCTCAGATTGGCTGACTCCCATTCTGAGTTCTCGCTGTCGTATGCCGGATTGTATGTGAGAGTCAATCCGTCGTTATTATGACGGCGTCTGAATTCTACCGCCGTTTCCTGAATGAATTCGCTGGCGGCACGAACCCTGAGGCTTCTGCGCCATTCGCCGTCTATTTTCTTGTAGACGTAGTTTTCCGCGTCGTACCCATTGTTGAACAGGACAGGAAGATATACGTCGAAGTCGTATTTGATCTCGTACCACGAGCGTCTCGCGACGACTTCGCGGTCAAAATATACGTTGGCGGTCCATCCGACACCGTCGTCAAAAAACACTTCGGATCTGACGGCGTCGCTGAACACTTCCTTGGCTCTGGGGCTGAGAATACTGTTTGAGTCGATAACGTCAAGCAGTATGTCCTTCAGCTCCTCGGCGGCGGCTTTGGCGACGCTTTCGGCTCCTCCTCCGCTGCTCTTGCCGATTTGCGGGTTCTTCTTGATTTCTTCCCTGATCCGCTTCTGCACAGGCGCGGAGTTCAGATAGTCACGAAGCCGTTCATTAAGTTCTTTCATTTTCCTTTTCCGATGTAACTTTCAGAACGTTGCGTACCCGCTCTTCGTCGTCCATGTTTGCGATCTTATTGACGTCCGACATAACGGCTTTCAGGTCAAGGGAGTCAAGGCTGTCCCCAACCTTCACAAACTTGTCAGTCAGAGCCTTGACCTCATCAAGAATAGCGTCAATGTCATGCTGTCTCTTCTCACGGATATCTGCGTTGATAGCGTCGACGGCGCGGTCGATGGTCAGCATGATGTCTTTGTACTGATCCGGCGAGACTGACTCTATCTTCGAGATGAGATTTACGTTATAGACGAGGAACGCGAGACGTTCCGGCGTGAGGTTGTCCGCTTTGATGTTCGTGAAATAGCTGATAATGGCTGCGTATGTGACGTCATCCCGGACATAGGGATTGTATGTGTCGTCGTCGAAGAGCTGTGCTACAACTCTCGCACAGAGCTCTGCCTTTTCTGTCGGCAGAAGATACGACCTGACAGTGATACTGAAGCCGCCGTTGTCCTCTCCGCCGCCTATAGGGAATACCGTTTCGTTGTAACCAACGGCGTGGCGTTTTTTGATCATGTTATCAAGCTTTTCGCAGCTCACCTTTTTCGTTGCCATAGTTAAATCTCCTTAAAATTGATATGAATAGTATAGTATATACGCATAAGAAAACCCGCCCTTACGAGCGGGATGTTTATTTTGAGATGATAGACATTTCTTCATATGAGACCACAACAGCTCTACGCGACAACGCGAGGCACTGATCTTCATTTAAGAGAATTGTGTCCGGACTGCCATGAATTTCTGAATGAAAAATGTTATTTGGCGAAGGGCAATAAACCACATGAGCAGACACATTATTACAATCATTGACTGTTACCGAAACAATATGTCCGTGCAATTTGGTACGCATAAATCGAACGCCTTCGTCTACTTGTCTGTTATATAGCCTATCCACAGATAGACCACGTTTATCCTTAAAAGCAGCTGAGGTTATACGTTTGCCGTGCCACATATCAGGTCGTATATTTGGAGGGTAAACTGCTCTCAATAACATCTCATTGACATCAAACTGATCGTCCATAGAATTGATTCACTTCCTTGTTAATGTCTGCGTCGTTAATAAACCTACGTTCAGACTTATTGTCCGCATCACAGTGAAACAGTTTGCATTTACCATTTTCGAACAATTCAAATTCGAGATAATCTCCATTGTCTTTTTCATATTCAAATTGGATACTATCGTTTGCCGTCGGAAAAATCATAGGTTGTCTTTGAAGCCTTTCGATCAAATGGCGTGACCTCTGAATTAACTCAGGAGAAAACGCATCAGCCCCATTGTCATTCCAGTTATACGGTAACGCCGCAATTTCATTCAACACTCTATGGTTGTCATAATATTCTTTTGACATTCTTGCACCTCCGCTTTCAATAAGAACGAAGTTGCTATAATACTCATCTGTATGCTGCTGATTATCACAACATTCGATCTGACAATTCGAGCGAATTGTATTCATACAATTTATATTATGCAATGTAATCAGATTCGATACATAAAGAGCCGTACAGACGACAGTCGCGCCGCCGCCAGACTTTGATGATGTTCTTTTGCTGACTTCCCGAATAGACGCATTTGATGTATGTGTCCCGGAAATAATGTTTAACATTATTTTATTCCTTTATACACCGGTATTTCCCGAGTCCCTATCAATTCGTTGTTAAATTTCACTTGGAGCAGATATTTGCCCTCCATTAATATACTGACGTTGCGGACATCCATACAGATCATACATCCGCTATCATCAACCGGCAATGTACTATCCGGATCAGTCGGTACTGATATATCATTAAATTGAGTCACTTCTTTGCCATCAGGGTCAGTGATTGCCAAATGAATGACATTATTCTCCTCGGTCAGATTAATTCCCGAAATACCAACAGCGAAACAAAATGAAAAGGCACTGGGAATAAATTGAGGGCGAAGGATTTGTAACGGACGCGACAAAACCTGTATAACCTGACCATTTTGATCAGGAATATTTGTGATGCCGTCACTCATGATGAAAGAAGTTATTCTGACCATACAAAATCTCCCTTTGGTTATTACAACAAAAACGAATCGTTAAAGTATTTTCATATTCATTATATCATATTTTTGTATGCTTGTCAAGAGTAAAAATGCTTGTTAATATAGCAAATATAACCAAGGGTTTATCTATTTACTACACATTTCCCGTTTACGATATCATCCGACACCCGTCCGGCTTTCGCCCCGGCGAGTATGCTACAGTTTCGTTTGTATCGGCTACAACCGACGCAGCGTGATTCAAAACTCTCAAGCTGAGATAAGTTTTCAAAAATACCTGTGTAGTCAACGGGATGGATGATAAGTTCGACACGCGGGTTCTTCGTGTCGTAGAGTATTTTCTGTACGCGCTCGCATACGACATTGTCGTCGACCCAGATAAGCCCGGAATCGGTGATCGCGTCGAGAAGAATTTTCCAGTAGTTGTTGGCGTCCATGTCGATACGGGGAAAATAAAAATACGCGTCGACATAGAAGTGCCTTGCTTTATCCGGTGTGAGTGTCCAGTTCTGTTTTTTCGTTTCGTCTTTCAGATATCCGATAAGCCATTTCTGGTATTCGAGAGCTTCTTTTGTCTTGTAGCTCATAGCCATAGGCTTGCCGTTCTTGATAATCGCCCGGTACGCGAGATAGTGGTTGACCGAAACGGGGATACCGACAGTCAGTTTGAGCTCAGGCATTCTGAGCCTCTGGCGATGCCGCTTTGCACATTTCTCTCCACCTGTGGAAGAGCAGAAGCGACGGCTTTTTCATGAAGATGTAGACGATCTTGTCATTGTATCCGCACTCGAGCCGTATCGGGCTGAGTCCGTTCTGAAGATAGAAGTATACCTGTTTCGGATTGACGATGCGAACGACTGACTCGTCCTCCGGAATCATATTTTCGTTGTTGTCTGACTGCATGACAGTTCTCCTTAAAATAATAGAATTCCCTTAAAGTAACGTAAAAATAAGGGTATCAACTCGGAGTGAATCGATACCCTTAAGGTCAATTCAGTTTAGAGCAAATCGATGATTACTGATCGGGATCGACCATAGTCATCTCGTACATGTCGCCCTTGCCGTCCGCCATGAGGTCCCATGTAACACTGAGCTGGCAGACGTTGTTGACGTCCATTGTGAGCTCGACATTGGACTGCGGCTTTGCGTTGAGGATCTTGAACATGCACATATCGTCCACGCCGTAAGTGTCGCGGATAGCGAAGGTACCATCCATATGGTAGGAGCCAGGGAATGTGATATTATCGACGGTGAACTTCTTACCCTTGACACCGCTCATATAGACGACGGCGACACGAGTACCATCCACTGCGTCAGCGATAGTAAGATCGCTGCCATTGACGGTGACTTTCTCTGCGGCGATGGGATCCGACACATCGGTAAGATCCTTCTCGGTGACTTTGTAAACCGCGGGAGTCGTGCCGGTGAGCGGAGCCTTTGTAAGCTTGACAGCGCCGGAGGCACCGACGGTCAGAACCTCGCGCTCGAGGAACGGGAGAGCATCGCCGGTGACGACATCGGAACCGAAGAGCAGAGCGAGCCACTCCATGTTGAAGAGCTCGGTGGTGGTTGTGAACGTACCGGTTCTGTTGTTGTCCCAACGGATGGCGTTTACCGACTTGTTGTGTGCGAACACGGAATCAGCGGTGAAATTGATGGTAGTGGTCTGGCAGTAATCTGCAAACAGAACACACTTGTCATCCTTGTTCCGATAAACGCTGAAGTTCGCGGCGTCTTTAAGACCGTAAAGCATTATTTCGTTTTCCTTTCAGATATTAATAAAAAGATCGGCTATGTGCCGATCTTCACGCGCTCAAGCCAGAAATTGTTTCCGGACACGGACTTGCCGTCGCCGGAAGCGATAGCTACCCTGAGCTCGTCGTTGTAGTTCTTTATGCCGACTTTGTTCTTGTAGAGGTTCATCAGTTCCCACATTGACATAGACATGATGGTGTCCCTTGGGACCATGTATTCGCCTCCCCAGAGACAGATATTCAGCATATCGCAGAAATGGACCGCATTCTTTTCGGCGATCCTCTTTCTGCCTTGTAGTATTTTGTTTTTGGCGTCGTTGAGCTTCGGATCCTTGTATGTTCGGAACTTGTCCTGTTCCTGCCGGTGCAGTCCCTGCATCAGGCATACGAGGTCGGCGAGCTCATCGAAATTGTTTTTGTCAATCACAAGCGTCCGGCGTTTTTCTCCGCTCCACCAGAGTTCGATTCTGTTCGAGAACAGCTTACTGCCGTTGTATGCGGTCAGCGTTTTGAGTCCCTGCATCATGTCCGCCAGAACTGACGGCGTGCGCAGAATGCACTCGAAGACGCTGAGATCACCGGCGTTCTTGAAGCTGTCGGCGACGAGTGCGAACGGATAGAACATCCTGTCGAAGGTATCCGTTCCCATTTCGATAATTTCGTCAATAGTCGTTGGGGTGAACGTGACGTCCTGCCAGATTATAGGTTTACCCGCGAGAAGACGATTAAAATACGCTTGGTGTTCCACGGCTGATATTCCTCGACTTCCCGAATGTCGCGACCTTGAAGTGTATTACCTTGCATGCAAACAGCGGTGAGTTCGCTGTCTTGACCGGCTCGATATAACCGTCCGGTTCAAGCCCGCCGATTCCGAACGCGTGACTGCCTCTCAGTGTGTAGTCGATTTCACGGATGAGATTGTCTCTCCGATTGCCGGAAAGTCCGGTAAAGGTCGTTCCTTTCAGAGACATGATATCCCTGTGTACACCGACAAGAACGTCGATATACGCGTCGACGACTTCGGTTCCGTCCATTTTGATACGGGTGTCCACACAACAGAATGACATCGCGTCGGTGATTGTCTCGTCGACGGCGATGTAGTTGTTGGTACAGATATCCCATTTCGCGGAAGTATCCCTGTCGTCGAGGTCGGCGTCCGGGATATTCGTCAGAAGAGAGACGAACAACGGATTTTTCGAGAGCTCAAGCAGAACAAGGTCGGGGAACCGGACGATTTCGTCAATGTGCGTTCTTTCAGTCATAGATACTCACCACCTTTACATCGATAGTTGACGGTTCGTATTTGCCGTCCTTATCGAGAAGTGTGATTGTAACCGTATGACCGATGACCGACTCGACAAAATCCACGCTGAGTTTGAGTCGTCCCTGTTCGTCGACACTATGGAGAATATGTTTGTCATCGGCTGCGTCGGATATGGAGATATCCCATATCGGTGTGACCGTAACCGGATTGTATTCGGCGTCATAGAATACGGGGGTGTAGGTGTTTGTGCATCCTGCCTTGACGGTGGATTTCCCGTTGATACGGCAGCGATTCCTGACGTCGGGCGAATCGGAAGACGCGGTCGTGAAGTCGCATATCATGTTCACGACGTCGTCGGTGTCCTTGTTGAATTGATCGCTGGTCAGATTCCATTCGACGAAGCCTCCGTCGATGTCCGAGTATTTGTTGGTATTTACGTCGGCGAAATCGAGCTTGTAGCACATCGGCTTGCCGCCTATGATATCGAGCATAAAGCGTTTGCCGACCGGCACATCGAGCACGTCCTGATCGTACGGCAGTTTGACGTCGTATTTTCCTTTGAGAACCGAGACGACCTGTCCTGTTTCGACATTGGCTGTATACGGTTTGGTCGTCAGGCACCATCGTTTGATGATTTGTCCGCGGCTGTTCATCCACGAGATTTGTCTGTTGCATCTGACCATCGTGCCGGTGGTATAGATTTCGTCGTCAAAGGCGATATCGGTCATGAGCCAGTGGAGCTTGTTCCAATAGAGGATGTCTCCAATTTTCAGCTCATCGCCGGGTCTGGCAAAGACGGTAAATTTGTTCTGTTCCTTGGTGGGGGTGATTATCAGGTCCTGCTGTACATCGTTGCGCAGAGCGTCGTACACGACGTTGATCGACGAGTCGAACTCGTTCGCGAAACGCGCTCTCGTAGCCGCAACTTTCGCATCCTTTTTAGTCTTGCATCCAATAGTACCCTGAATGGCTCTGAAGTATAGGTCGTCCATTCATGTCACCTCAATAGTTTTCGTATTCTGAATAGTCTATGCTGATATACCCGCCCTTGTCGCGGTCCGAGTTCTTGTACATATCGATAAGAGATTCGTTGTGCACATGAACATCGTCATACATCGCCTGAAATGTCTCTCTGGCGTTGCTCGGGTCAAAAACCCTGAGATCGGTCGAGGTATAGTTGACATTGAGCAGCCTGAGCTTGGCAATTCCACGCTCGAGATACTGCTCGAACATCAGAGAAGACAGTATATGAATCTCATCGTTATTCAGATCCGACGCAAAGCCTTTGCCATCCTCCGAGACTGTGTCAAGATCGACTTTCGGAGGACACGCGAGCTTGAACATCGCGACAGCTTCATTCAGTAATGCCGCGCATCTCTGCTCAACGATGTAGTCGGAGATTTCCGGAAGCGTATTCAAGTAATTGAAAAAGTCCGGATCCTCCTCGACGCGATGCTTGAAGCTGTCATAGATCACGGAGTAGTTGGTCATATTAGTCCTTTGCTTTCTTTGCAGCGGATTCCTGACGGACCTTAGAAATTGTTTTCTTCGGTTCCGCGGGCTCGGCAGATGCAGCAGCAGCGGCACGGAGTTTTTCGAGCTCTTCGCGCAGTTTCGCGTTTTCGTCTTTGAGTCCGGCGTTTTCGGCTTTCAGTTCTTCGCTTGCGTTCTCGATATCCTTCGGCATATCCGACACGACGATTTCAGTCTTGTGAATGCCCTTCTTCAGTTCCTCATGACGCGCGTTCAGCGTGAGATACGCCTGATTCGGCACATCCTGAAACGAGATTCTGAGCATGGTCAGAATGCCCCACACTCTTTCGAACCCACGGACCGTATCGATTGCGATGAGCTTGCGAAGACCGTCCGCTGTCGGGTGGAGAATGATCTGTTCGATTTCGTTGTCTCGCAGAATATTCTGCCAGTCCGGAATGCGGAGAAGCGTATAAACTGCTTCGGCATCGTTCTTCTCGGGGAACAGAAGTCCGTCCTTGAATACACGGGACGCGTAGTTCGCCTCGACAAGCTCGTTTTCATCGAGCAGAATCGCGGATGGCTCTTCCATCGTACCGCCAGAGACGAGGTATCCCTTTTCTCTTGTCCGGAACGCGACGGGCGAACCGCTGTAATTGAGAATTCTGTAAATTTTTGCCATTGGTTGACTCCTTATAATTTTTAGAATTTGTCTCTTTCGAGTTGATAGAGATTGTTCTTGTAATAGTTGAATATCTCACTGCCGATAAAGACCCAGTACGGTGCGCCGGTTGATGAGTTGACGCCCTCGCGTATCACCCGGAATCCGTTATGCACGCACGCGCGTTTGAATCTCTCGGAGTAGCAGTAGAAATACTTGGCCTGTGCCTGCATAGTCGCCGTCCTTAAGAATGGACGCTGCCGAGTAAACACTGATCTAATGTTGTTTTCGCAATAAAAGCCCATAAATCCAAGGCTTTTATTGCGAAACCCGAATTATTCAGTGTTTACAACCCAAAAAGACACGGCAGCGTCCGTGTGTGATTACTGAAGAACCATCTTGACAACCTTCTCGAGGCTGTCATTGTTGTACATATAGGAGAACTCGAAGCCGGTCGTCTTGATTTTCATGACCTCGTTCTGGTTGTCGGAATCCTCGTATGTACGGACTTCACCGCGCATATCGAGAGAACCGATCTTGCCGCAGACGCCGTAGAGAACCTTGTCACTGATGAGCATCGAACCGTCGCCGAGCTTCTTGGAGCTGTTGATAGCCTTGAGCGGATGACCGTCAAAGTACTTATGGAAGCCGGTCTGATAAAGCTCGTTGAGCATTTCGTTGGACTGATAGCCCTTGAGCTTACCGATAGCCTGAATATACTTGGTCAGACCGATGATAACGCCCTCGCCGTCGGAATGCTCTGCCATATAGAGAGCCATAGCCTCCATAGCGTCCTGAGTCGGCATGGTGTCAGACGCATTGATATAGTTTGCCGCGCCACTAACGATGGCATTACCGACCTTGTCGAACATGATCTGATACATCTTGTTGTGAAGAGTATCGGAAATGTAGGTGTTCAGGAGGGACACGGTCTTCCAGCCGTTCTTACGAAGATCGGCGTAGGAGATATCGGTCTCGACCTGAAGGTGTCTTGTCTCACCGTGGAGAGCGGAGACATCGAGCCAGCTGCGCGGAACGTTACCGCCCTTAGCAGCCTCATACGCGATGAGGGTGTTCTTCGGAGTGGTTACGCCCTCGATCTTGTCGAACTCGCCGACGTTGCCGCGGTCGAACATGAGGTCAAGGTAGGAGTCGTCGGCATTGATGACGTCCTCGGTGATGGTACGGGTGATAAGGGTAGCGATGAGATGATCCGGGTCGGAACCGGTTTCGCCGATCTTTCTGAAGGCACGGTCGAGCTCTGCGGCAACGACTGTCTCGTTCTCATCGAGAGCTGCGGGAGCGTGCTGAGTCTTCTCCGAGAGTTCGAGAAGGTTTACGCTTTTCATAGCCTCTGCAATTTCTATAGCCATTGTAGTTTTTCCTTTCTTCGGTTACGCGTTAGCGACAGGGGTGTCGAGCACACGGATCTTCATGAGGGTGTGACCGTTGTCGTTGTAGTCCTCGACGTAGAGGTAGCGGGAAGCGGCGGTGGCGTCGACAAGCTTACCGTCAGTACCAGCCGCTACGGTCTTGCCGACAGTCGCGGTGCCCTTGGCGTCGGTGAGGAACTCCTCGCCCGGAATATACGAGCGGAGCTTCGCGAAGTCGCCCTTGGCGAGGTTGACATACAGGTCGTCGTAGTCGGAGAGGGACGCCTGACTGAGAGCGGACTCGGCGATACGCTCCTTGTCAACGAAATAGATGTTGTCGGCGGTAGCCGCTGTCGGGAATTTGACAGTCTTGGTCGCGTCGTCGATGACGACTGCCATACCGGTCTTCATTGCCGCGTCGGTCTTATAGATCGCGGGAACCGGTCTGTTGAGAGTTACAAAATTGTCTCTGAGCATTTTGGTTTCACCTTTCTGTTTTAGTGTTTATAGGTTCTGAGGATCTTCGAGATATCTACTCTGTCCTCATCCAAATCGATTCTGAGAGATGCCTTGTCCGCGCTGGCGGTCTCGACGCCTCTCTCCGGCATGGAAGCCATGAATCTGTCCGCGACGATGGATTTGGCTGCCGCCATATCCGCGTCTTCGATAATCTTCTTGAAAGACTCTGTTCCGAGCTCTTCCTCGCTGACACGCTCGCTTCTGATAAACATATCGCGGACGGCGTCGCGCTTCGCCTGAAGTTCGGCGGCTGCCTTCTCGGCTTCCGCACGATCGTGCTCTTCCTTGAAGGGTTTCAGGGAAGCAATCTCGGCGTTCAGATCATTCACAAGAGAATTTGCCTTCTCGAGCGCGTCGTTAGCCTTTGCTAACTGATCGGCAAGAGAAGAGAACGCGCCGTTGATATCACCGATCATGGCGATAACGCGCTCGTCCTCGCATCCGGACACAGACACCTGATTGTCCTTTATCTCATAAGAGAGCGCGGGAACGGGATCCTGTGCGACGGGCGGATTCTCGACCGTAGTAGCCGATTCTGCCGTGGACGGATTCTCGGTCGGCGCGGTGGGCTCGGCTGTGCTTGTCTGAGTCTCCGGAGTCATCTGATTGTCCATTGGTTCTTTTCCTTTCTGGTCGTTTTCGTCCCGCGCGATTGCCGCCATGTCCTTCGAGAGGGCGACAGCGAGCGAGAGTTCGTCGGTATTGTCCTTTACGGACGCGTATTCGGTAAGTCCTGCCTGCGGTACCGCTGGCCATACGCCGATAATGCAGTTTCCGATGAATGTGATATCGCGAAGAACACGACCCGCAGTGGTCCACTCTTCATCATGGACTGTGAGCTCCCACGAGGAGCTGACTTTGCCCTCTTCCCAAAGCTTATCGAGAACTTTGGCATATTCGGGGAATCTGCTGATCCAGATTTTCGCCTGTATCATCAGACAATCCTTCGGAGTGTCGAAGCCGTCGATCTTTCTGCTTTCAATCCACTGCTTCGTCACGCCGCCGATGGGTTCGGTTCCGAATTTGATTACATCCTGACCTTCGTCGTCTGTTGTCCAGTAGGTTTCGTGACCGCCGAAGTCACAGGGCTTGCCGGTAAACGGATCATAGATCAGCTTCGCGAGAATCGGAGCGCCGATAATGGTTTCGCCGCATTTTTCGGCGACCGAGCGAGGAATCATTCTGCCGTTGAGGTCGTATTCATCGAGAACGCTGATAAGAAACGTGGCGAGTTTGTAGTCCTTGTGCTCGGATACTTCGACCGGTTTACTCGATAAAAGAATGGTTTTGTCTTCGTTGCTGTTCATTTACTCACCACCTTCCTTTTTGTGGGTAATATTTCCAAATTCTATTTTTCCCTTATAACCGGCACTTGCGTGTTCGGGTTCATGGGTATCAAAAGAAACCTCGGGGGCTTCTGTTCCTCCGAGGTTTTTGATGATCAATTTCTTGCCGCAGCATGGGCAGTATATTGTGATTTCTTCCATCAGTTACTCACATCCTTATAATATTGCTCATCGTTATTTTGCTTGTCGGTGTTGTCGCTGTCCGCGGGACGTCCGGCGCTGTTGTCAGATGAGCTTGATGTGTACTGCGATGAGTGCGGGGTGAATATCTCGCTGTCGAAGTTGTTCTCGTTTTCACGCATACGCTTCTGCCGCTCGTCCTCGATATTGAGTCCGAGCAGATTGTAACAGGTCTCGTAGCTGCAATTGAGCTTTGAGAAGAGCACTTCGACGAGGTCTTTCTTGATATCCATATCGAGCGCTTCAGCGTCAATGATATGGATCTCCGGCAGATATTCGACGTCGACGTTGTTGTTTTCAAGAACAATGCGGTACCAGTCCCGGAAAACGCGCTCGAGCTGTTCCGAGATTGAGTTGATCGTTCTCATAAGCTGATCGAGCGAGATGTTCGCGATGGAGAAGTTCGCGTTGTTGTTGTCGGTGAAGCCGATTCCGAGCGTCGACATAATCTTGCTTCGATAAATGTTTATTTTGTCGCTGTTTGTGTCCGGCGTCTTGTCGACGACCCAGTCGACCGACTCGACTTGCGGAACCGCCGTATAGATGGCGACTGTGCGTGCTTTCCACGCGCTCATAAGGTCGGTATGAGCTTTCGCCTGAATATCGAAGCCCTTTTTGCTGTATATACCCTTGGAGTCCTGCATGGTCTCCTTGCGCATAATCTGAACAAGGACCTTCTTGCCTCGCGCTTTTGCGTTTATGTAGTCGGTATTCTCGTAGTTCTCGAGCATGAGTGCGGATTTGAGCGCTCTGACGATCGGCGAGACGCCGTAGCTTCTGCCGAGATTGCCGATGCGGACGACGCCTGTGTGTCTTACGTCGAGGCGGCAGATTGAGTTGCCCGCCTTGTACGCGTCATATACTTCCGGAGGATAGCAGTTCTTTATGTCTTCCTCGATGTTCTGATAGAAGATGGCTTTGTTCTTCTTGTCCTTGGAGTATGTCTTCTTGAGAGCATTCTCAAGCTTCTTGACGTCGATACACACGACCGGCTTGCCGCCGATATCGTAGTCGCTGATATAAGCGACACCGAGCGGGTAGTGGTCGGCGACGTATCCCTTTGTCTCGTCATACCGAAGACAGGTGATGTACGTGCCTTCGCAGTATGTGAGCGGTATACATTCGCGGATAATCTGCTTTATGTTGATCTGCTCGTTGAAATCGCGTATGAGCGCTTTCGCGGTCTCGAGCTTTTTCGTCTTGTTCCTGCCTGTCAGATCGGGGAAGGAAAGAGTGTACTGCGTGTTGACATTGCTTTCAATGCTCTCATAGGTCTTGCCGATAATGTCGTTCGTGATGATGTATCTGCGGACAATATTGTTGAGCTGAAGCGTTTTTGTGAGCGACTTCTGAAGACCGTCGGCGAGCTCATCGATTTCTTCCGGCGTCAACGTCTGAGCTGTCATGTCTTCGCTCGGATATCTTGCCGAGTACAGCCTTTCGGTCGCTGTGTCGGAACGCGCGAACAGTCTGCCGCTGAACCCGGAGTCAAGACCATGTGTCGCCGACATCAGAATATCGTTTTCAAACTGCTCAAGCTTGTCTTCATATACGGTCGCGATTACGGGCGTATCTGCGTCGCTCTCGTCCGGGATGGTTACGGTGTAGCCGTCGCCCTGAATGGTAGTTTTCTCCATTTTCTCCTCCTCTCTGATTTTTTTATACAAAGCTATTGACAAATGAGATTGTTTGTGTTATACTATATACAGACAGAAAATTGTTCAAGACGCTATTATTTTCCCCGCTTTGCGGGGGTGACTCAATGTCCGCGTTATGAACTGTTTTGTGTCTACCGCTCAGACAGAGCGTGGGTTGAAATAAAAGAAAATAACACAATTCGAGTCATGTAGACAAAAAAAGGGAGGCGCAAGCCTCCTTTTTCGTTAAAAGCTCACTTCTGAGACACACGGAGTGGTGTACTCTATATCGTCGTCATCCTCAGATAACAAATCTCGTTCGAGAAGCGAAATAAAGTAATCTCCGTATGAGACCGATGTATACCGGTCCTTCGTATTGTCGCCCTGCTCGGACACGACGATAGCTCCGGTCTGTTCTTTTTTTTCGTAGATCAGTCCGGCGGTTTCGGCTATCATGAGCTGCGTTTCGATGAATGGTTTCTCGAATTCCATCTGTTCGTCGGGTGTACCCCTGACATATCCGGAATAGTTCGAGAGGATTTCGTCCTGCGCGATTTTGAGGTTCGGCAGAAAGGAGATTCTTCCGGTCGAAAGCGACTCACGGAAATTCAGCGCGATTTCGCTGTTGAGCTTCTGCGATGCCGTAATGGCGTAGATAACAGGTCTCGCTCCCGCGCTCTGAATACGAGCGGCGATAATATCGTCGTTCATACACGTGAACGGAGCGTACTCAACATCTCTCTCGTTGTCGTACATTATCTTCGCCAGGAGGTCATAGATGGCGATACCGGAGTTTCTGAGGTCGAGGACAAGATAGTCCGCGTCAAAATCCTCGTACAGCTGTCTGACCCTGAGAGCCTGTCTTGCCGTATCGGCTCCCGGAGACGCTTCGAGATACGGAACTGAACGCATATATCCGCGTTTGACTTCAATATCCCGGTCTGTGCCTTTGTGCCGGGTGCTTTCGGGCAATGCCCTGAAGCACGAAAACGATGAGTTGTCGTTTCCCTTACGATCGACAAAAGCAAAGTCACAAGACACGACGCGGATTTCGCCGTCCTGTTTCGGAATAAAGAACGGGTTCGATTTTGCCGTAATCTGTTTTCTGGTCAGAACATCGTCCGATTTTCTCGGATAGAACGGTTTCTTACCGATCTGATTCTTTGTCAACATGGAATAACTGAAAAACGCAGCCGTATTCTCTTTGATGCGGCGATTTTTGTATTCAAGCCTGAATGAGATCGGATCCATTGTCCGCATATAGCCGATGAGCGTTTCGCGGTCCTTGATTTTGTGACCAAGGGTGATGCTCTCATCGAACGCGAATACATAATGGTCGCGACCGTTCAACATATCCTTTATATTGCTGTCGATGACACGCCACATCCAGTGACCATTGTCCAATCCAACGGAGCTTATATAGAGATCCTGCGCTTTGATAATAAGATCATCGTTGTTTTCGTATTCGCTCATGGAACAATACGGGGGAATCCAGTTCACCTGCATAGGACCGAGCACCTCAAACGCGAAAGCTTCCTTCATATAGAAGCTCTCTTCGCGTATCGCGACGTTCGAACGAGGTCCGCGCATATTGACGACCACTATATATGATCCGTTATGAAATGTAACTTGTGCTTCATTGTTGCTGCTCTTGATGCTCGCGATCTCGCGCTTCAGCACCGGAGACATTTCACAGAGCTCATTTTCAATCTTATCTGTAATAATAAGCTTTGACTGCTTGACAAGTCCGGAACCTATAACAATCTTGGATCTCGGATAGAGAATAGCCCGACAACATACGTACAGCGCGATGATAAAGGATTTCGCCGTTGCACGACCGGCGGGTATAACAACGGTCTGCCCGATGCCGAGATAGTAAAGCAGAACGACCTGATACGGATACAACTTGATGCCGAGATAATCGATAACAAATCTATGAAGGTTTCTCCGGAAGAAAGTAATCCAGAGCATGGTGTTGCACACCGATCTTCTGCTGCTCAGATAATGAGTAGCAGGGAATTTCGTATTCAGCTCAAGCTGATTCTGATCCGCGTGCGCCTCGAAATCAAACTCCTGAGTGTCCGATTTTCTGGCGGACGGAGACTTTGCTCCATGATTAATAACGGAATTGGCTATCATAGCCGCCTGAACACTGTTATTCATTTTCATCACCCGGACTTACATGATACACCGGATCGTCTTCGTCCGTCCCGAGAGTCAGATTCTTGAGCGGACGGAAAATATGGCGCTGACAGTAATCGTCAAGCCCATCAAAATCCTTGTACAGTGTTTTGTCTTTATAGAAATACTCCGGGGCGAACTGTGCCATCATCCCGACCGTGACGCCGAGAGGGGAATCAAGTCCGTCGTTCGTCTCAACTTTGGTCTGAAGACCTGCTTCTTTGAAAGTTGCACGATACGTTTCGCTTAGTTTCTTGAAATCGTCGGCGTCCTTGGACCTTTCCGCATAGAGTTTCATTAAAAACAGCGGGCAGAGGTCCTTTATGAATATTTCCTGATTTGAGTTGCAGTTGGGGTTTTGCCGCTTCAGCATATGGTAGTGTTCTTCCATGATGCGGTAGTCGTCCGAGGAGAAGCCCTCGCCCCATCTTTCGATAACTTCGTCCGGGATAACAGGTTCGGTGGGTTCCGTCTTTTCCGGCTTTGTCTCATCCTGTTCTGCGGGTTTCCGGAAAGCGGCGGGGTTGTCCCGTATTGAATCCTCGAACAGCTTATACCTCGGTATATCCCGCATATAGCACATCAGAATATCCCGTGTGTCAGAGTATCCGCTGTCCATGAGAGTGCCGATAAGCTCCGCGTCATAATACAGATCGAAGCGCTCACAGAACCGCTTCATAGCTTCGCTCATACCGATTGACGCCGCAAAATGGTCGAGAAATATGACCGAGCAGTCAATACAGATCGGCACATATCCGTTGTTTGCGCCGAATAAAAAGGATGGAGATTTCAGAAAATTGTCTTCGCGATCCGAAAATCTCCGACCACACGCGCAGCACTCATACGGATTGTTGAGTATATATTCAGCGTCGTCGTGGTCATAATCGTATATCTCGATGGGAGATGCTATTTTTGGGCGGGTATTCCTGCCCGTGCTTTTCCTTGCCATATAATCACCTGAAAATTAAATTTCGAACTGATCCTTCGCGCTCTGAAGTTTTCTGGTGTCGAGCTTCAGATAATGCTTGATCGTGACGTCAGTTCCCTTATGCCCGAGGAGCTTTGAAACATCCTCAAGAGCCATGCCGTTGTTGCGGAGAATAGTTGCGGCGCTGTGCCTGAAATCATGCGGATGCAGCGTCGGAACGTCGATCATTTCGCCGACAGATCTGCACCACTCACCGAGCGTGCCATTGGTCGGACGATCGTATTGCCCGTCGTCATACGCAACAAAGACATACCCGTTGTCGTCGATACTGTTCTCCTGCCGGAATGTGTAAAGCTTTTGGAGATAGCCGCTCACTTCCTTCGAAAAGTACAAGTCGACTATATATCCTTCCTTTTCGCGCACATCCTTGACTGTGCGGTTCTCGTAGTCTATCTGTTCCCATCTGACAGAGCCGACAGCGTTCACTCTTGCCATAGTCGAAAGCGAGAACAGCGCATAGACCTGCATTGTCATATAGTAATGCTTCTTACTTACAGAGACAGCGTTATCGACAGCGTCACACAGCTTCTGTTTCATGTCCGCGACCTGCTCCTCGGTCAGATATGTCTGCACCGTAACATCGGTATCCTTTGCCGGACGGTCGACGTATTCCATCGGGTTATCGCGGATTATCTTCTTCTTTTTGAGGAAAATAAAAAAGGCGGATACGGACGACATACGCCGTCTCATCCGTCTCGAGTTGTTGCCCTGCTGTTTGCAGTAGAAGAAGAATTCGGTGAGATCGTCCTCGTCGATTTCCGTCACCGGTTTATTTCCCTGAAAGTCATAGACGTATATCCACCACTGATAAAGGTCGGAACGATACGCCTTGAGGGTGTTTTCACTGAGCTCCCGAAGGCTCAGGTCTATTTCGTATTTCCTTAAAAGGGAGAGGGTTTCGGGATTGATAAGTTTGATTTTTTCGGCATCGTAAACTGCGATGCGCCTGCTTCGCTCCGCCATCGTGGGCTCCTTTCTTTGGTTATGCCTGACCGTGCCGTGTGGCTTCCATTATGTCCTGAAAGACTTCGTAAGCCGTGCGCGGTCCGTATATATGAGTCTCATGAAACTCAAAGTCAAGTATACACGTCTCGATAAGATCCTCTTCATGCCCGAGCGACGTGTCGTGCTCGATAGCGATAATGCAGATGTCGTCATCTCTGTATTCGACGCGCCATCCGTCGTTCATCCGGCAGAATATATGAGGAATCCTCGCGAGTGCGAGCATATCCAGAAGGCAGAGAATCGCATGATATGAAGTTTCATTTGCGTCAAACATTCCATGTATCCTCTTTACATTTGTAGAATTAAAAAATAAATAGCTGCCGTATGATGGCATCAGAGCAAGCAAACAAAACAGAGCAGGAGACTCACCGGCGCGGTTGGTAGGTGGTGGTGAATGCCGGAGAGTGTGGCTGGGAAGCCGACCTGTGGTGATTTGGTGGTGGGAGGTGGTACAGGTATACTCCTGTCCTGTTTTGAATGCTTGCTCTGAGGACCCGGTCCTCGCGAGTATCCGGATCTGAACCGACTCCGGAGCCGTGGCTGACCGAAGTGTGATCTGGTGGGCAGTCTGGGTGCCGACCCCAGTGTGACGTAAGTCGCCGGATTTACAGTCCGGTGCAGTTGCCGATTTGCTACCTGCCCATAAAGTCCCGCCGGGTTGCGCGTTATGAAGAGGCGTGGCGGGTTCTGTTAACATTTTCTTTCGGCGTGAGCCTATCCGGTCTGTGGAAGCTGTTAAACCCTGAAGAAGGCTCCACAGACGACCGAAACCGGACCGGTTGTCTGCTTCAATGCCGCGACAGGCGGACTTGCCGACTGTCTGTACGGAAACGCCGCAAACGGCGAGACCTCAGCCCTGCCCACACTTGGATGGGAGGGTAATATATTATGCTATATAACGAGTAGATTCTTCCGCAAGAGCTTTACGCAGCTTGCGCACGAGAGCGATCTGACCCTTTCCGGTAACGAGTGTCTTGGTGCTGACATATAACGTACCGGAACGCTCATATGCACTCTCAACGACCTCGAACCAACCGGCGTTCATGTACTGCTGGTACGGCAGATTGCCGTCCATGAGTATTTTGAGTTCGCGCAGTTTCTTGAAGAGATTATTACGCCCGAGCGTAATACCGTTCTTTTGGGCAATCTTCGCGAATTCACCCATGTCGATTGCATTCTCAGATGCTGCCACATGGTCAGCAAATTCAACCTTCGGTTCTTGCTCCTTGAGACGCCTTTCTTTTTCCTGAATCACATTTTGCGCGATTATTAACGCGTGCGACAGTATCTCTTCGTTGCTCATCTCGTCAGCCCCATGAATATAGCCGCCAGTCTTGCGGATTGTGGGGATAACATCATGAGTGATCCACCGCTTAAACGCTTTTGCTTCGGGCTTACGAGAACCAAGTACCAATGAATACAGCCCAGATTCGCTGATCGCCGTAACATCTCTTCCTTGTTCTGTTCCGTTGGAGCTGGTCTGCGTTAAACGCAGGGTAGATTTCTCGTCTTCATCAAGCCGTCTTGTTGCGGTTGCGTCAATTTCCAGTGCCTTACACACATCGACCGCCACAAACCACGGCTCACCATTGATTATGGTCGTCCGGACGCTTCCGAACTCCTCGTTGTTGAATACCTCAACTGCATTTGTTTCGTTGTTCATAGTATAAACCTCTTTCTATAATAATTCAGTCCGAACTATCTCCGGACATAAGATCCGATTTGATTGTTTCCCATCTGCGTAGGATGTCCATGAGCGCGTCGCTCTTGTAGTAAACATAGAAGACCTTATCGCTGCGGAGATCTCGTCCGCTGCACAGATACTTCATCCCGTGCTCGCGTATGTACTTCTGCATAGTAGGAGAATAACACAGGAAAACATCATGTTCAGTGATCCTGAATCCCTCACGACCATAACCGTGTCGCTTCTGTTCTGCGGAACGCGTTTCATGCGTCTCCTTGTTCGTGGATTCATTGTGAACGTTCATTATATAAGAAAACCTTCCTTAAAATAAATTTGCCCTTTGGGCACGAATTTTGCTTTATCGGGATACAAAATCCGGAAAACCATACCGTGGTTGCACGCGTCGGAGTCGAACCGCTTCTTCGGGGTATGAACCCAATGTGTTACCGTTACACTACGCCTGCTGTATCCCGGCATGAGCCGGGAAAGAAAGGAGATTATGGAAAACAGAAAACATCTGCACCTTCCGGTGCTGGAGCTGGTGAACGGAGTCGAACCATCAACCTGCTGATTACAGGTCAGCTGCTCTGCCATTGAGCCACACCAGCGTATCGCGCCCCGAGGGGCGCGTAAAGGAGAGAGAAATCTCGAGAGGTTTACTTCTTGAGTTCCGCGCGGATCGGACCGGATGCCTTGAACGCGATTCTCTTGTGTGCCGGGACGACATACTCTTCGCCCTTGTTTGCACCGAATGTATATCTGCGCTGCTTCTCGGCGATGTCCTTGATGTTGAATATACCGAAACTGGTTCTCAGGTCCTCGGCACCCTCGACGAGAATATCGCCCATAGCGTCCCAGACGCGGGTGACCTCATCGGCAGCCTGCTTCTTGGAAATGCCGTTGGTGTTGGCAACGTAGTCCACGAAATCTTTCTTAGTAATCATTGTAGTAACTCCTTATAATAATTTTGAATTTTCCGGGGATAGGATTTTTATCCCCCATAACGAAATTTAGCGGTTCCCAAAAGTGCCCTGTTTATGGGCTTTTTTGAACCTCGATTTTGAAATAGCTCGCGAAAACGCCATTTTTTTGTAAATTGGTGCTCCGTTTCATACGACGAATTTCCGGAAGCCCTCAGTTGAGGAACACGAGTTTCGTTGTTTCCTCTTTGAAATTGCCTTCGCGGTCGCGGGTAAGGTAGAGGAACCCTTCCTTCTGCGAGTTGACAAGCATACCGTCAGAATACTGCATCTTGGCGGTATCGCAGCAGCACCCCTGTTCATAGAGCATGGTGCCGCCGATCTTGTACATTCCGATGCGGTGAGTGTGCGCCATAACAAGAGCGTCGAATATGTTGCCGTTGTTCCGGAACCACATGAGAGCTTTCTCGGACGTCTTGAGAATGCCGCTTGAAAACGCCTTGGGGTGACAGAATATGATTCCGCCGTACTGATACCACCATCCGTGTGTGTATCGGAAGTCGATATCGCGGAACACATCTTTAAGCGGCGGATAGTACGTCTTTGCCGCGTTCGCCTTGTCGTAGTGCGTGAACCCGTCTTCGAAGAGATATTCGAGCGGAGAGTCCGGCATCAGTTCCTTGATCTCACAGTCGATGTTCTTGTTAATATAGGAAGAAAGTCGGTACTCGTGGTTCCCGTTCGTAGCGATAACTCTGGCGGGCTTCAGCATTTTAATGAGATCGATAAGATACTGACGGCATCCGATCATCTCTTCGATGGGCGAGATTCTGTACGATTTCTGAAATCTCGAAAGCGCCATACAGTCGAGAAGATCGCCGTTCAGAACGAGAGTGTCTATACCCCCGACGTAATCGGTAAAGATATCGAGCGGCAGATTGAACGGATAGTGCAGATCGGAAACGCAAAGGATGCGTTCACCGACCATCGCTTCCTGATCATCATTGAATTTCTGGTATTCCATACCGCGCCGGAAATCCTTGTAGCGTATGCGCCACGAGTTTTCAGCTTTGTGCAGCCCGGATTCCTGATTAAGAATCTCTGCGATCCGATAGCAGTTGACGCCGTACTGTCTCGAATTAGCGTAGAGTCTGAGTGCGAAGTCGTCGAATGTCTCGTCCGGACGGCGGGACAGCTCGGCGCGTTCATTATTCGCCATCAAGATCCTCGCTGTATGAGACGCTGATTTTTGCGTCCTTGCCGTTGAAGTCCGCGATAAACGACGCGAGATCGACAGGAGTGTCGACATCTTCGACATCGATCATGATCTTGCCGTCCTCGATGTTGATGGTACCGGTAACATTGGCTGCGTACTTACGATTGAGTGCTGACATTTTGTGTCTCCTTATAATTGATTTTTGGAGGATAAATTTTATTCCCCCATAACGAAATTAGCGAGGTCCGGAAAAGCCCGTAAATAAGGCATTTTCCAGACCTCGATTTTGGAATAGCTCGCGATTTCGCCGGATTTTTGTTAAATTTCGCCGGAAACGTCTGGCGCGACTTGGATTGGTGAGCATAAAAAAGCATCTGCTTTTGGGGCAGATGCTGAGTTCTTGAATTGTTGTTATACAATTTCATATTTTGTCTTCATGTCGTTATACCAACTATAGTTGACATAATTGTCTTTTTGAAGCCTACCCACCACAATACCGGCGTCTATACCGATATGATCGGCGAAATTGTTTATTGCGGCTCTTGAAAACGGGCGACGAGCGGTAAATTCCCGCCAATCCATCATGGGAATCAGCGTGTCTTTGGCGAACCTATCAGCCGCAGATTCATCTTCGTCGGTGGTCCCGCCGACCTGACCTATATGCCCCAAGAGTATATGTGCGATCTCGTGGAAAAGACTGAACCAGAACTTGTCTGCGTCCCTACCGCGAACTGTTAAGCCGATGACAATTTTATTTTTGTCGTAAAATGTCGCGCCATGCAGGAACGAGCCATCGATATGCGGAAGGAACACAAGAGCTATACCGCAGCTTGCCAGTAATTCGGTCAGCTTCGGACAAAACAGAGACGGATCCATTCTTGTCATCGCACGGATCGACGGTATGCTCTTTGTAAGAGTCTTCAGGTCGATTGGCGCGGTCGCAATATTGCGCGCTTCCAGCTTTGCCTTCTGTGCCCATGCGACTAATGCGAGATCAGCTTTTTCTGTGACCGATTGTCTGCGGCAGGCTATGCCCGGAATAAGGTTTTCTTCCAGAAGCCCGAGCCGTACCACCTCAAAGAATTTTCTCAAGTAAATAACACGGTCTTCGACCTTCTGAGCGTCAGGCACCCATCCGTTTTTCGCCATTTCGTTGTAGGGCAGATCTTTGGCGATTTTTATGTCTGCATCCATTTCGTTTTCTGTATCCACCTTCAACAGCTTTTCCCGGTATATAGCTTCCAGATTGAGCCAGAAGCTTGCGGGAAGACCCAATACCATTTCCATCCGCATCGCAACATCGGCGGTCAGATGGACTTCGCCGTTTATCAGGTTGCTGATATGCTTCTCCGACATTTCCATCCTTGCGGCAAATTCCTTCTGGCTCATTCCCCTGTCAATAAGCTGCTCTTTTATGGTTGCTCCGGGCGGTGTTGCTATATATGTTTTGCTTTTCTTCATGACATTATCTCCTAATAAACGCAAAACGATTAATGGTAATCCACTATTTCAATAATATTCGCGATTTGAATTTCTGTTCCCTTTTTCTCAAACACTAATCGTTGAGGGTGTACCAAATCAACCGCATATTGATTTTTGCGGTTTTGATGTAACGAATGACAGCGGCCGATTCTGTATTGAATCATCATCTCCACTGAATCAGCGGCGCGTATTTGGTCGATTCTCATCTGTATTTTCGCGGCCATTTCGCACCCGTATACACGTTCGGCAACGGAAGCATCCTCACACACCCTTTGGATTTTTCCGTTCTTATATTCTATCTTCAACGAATCACCTCTACCGGAATTAACCTATGCGTCAATAATATTATAGCATAAATTCAGTCCCGTGTCAAGAGTAAAATTAACCTATCCGGTTAATTTTCGCGGAATTCCAAACTATCGTTATGGACAGAGAGATATATGGCAATGCGTCGAGCTAAGCATTAATGAACATCGCAGACATTTTCGGAAAATGCCCGACCGGCTAAAGGGTACCGCCTCCGCGATACCCTTTATGGTGTTACGCGCTGACCAGCTCGCTGTTAACAGAGTTGATAGCCCGATCGATGTCGATTCCGTGATCCTTGCACATCGCTACGGCGACCTCAATGACGTCGTTCCATTCATCGTCACGAACTCTGTTAAGGAGAGAACCCGTACCGAGTCTCATGTTGAGTGCGATACGCTTCTTATAATAGAGCTCTTTGTAGAACAGATGGAACGCTTTCTTGAAATCACTGTCGAGGCAGTAGAACGCGAAGCTCCTGACAAGCGCGTTGACGACAGCTCGCGGCTCGTATGTACGCGTCTGCTTCGTGAGAACATCGACCTCGCGCTGAAGCTTAATGTTCGCGTCCTGCGACTGCTTGAGTGATCTCAGCAGAACAGAGAGCGCCGCCTTGGTCTCGTCGTCATATCCGTCAAGATAGGTGTCTGCCATCTTGTCTGCATTCAAGATGTATCCGCCAGTTTTACGAATGGTTGGAATAACCTCGTGAGTTATCCATCTCTTGAAAGCTTTTGCTTCAGGCTTGCGAGAACCCAGAATGAGAGTATAAAGTCCGAATTCGTTGACGAAAGCCATACTGGATTTGCCGGTTACAGCACCCTCATTTGAAATGAGGGTGGTAATTCTCTCATCACCATCTAATCGCGTAAGCGCCTGAGAGGGATTTCCGATTTCGAGCGCCTTGCAAACGTCTATCGCAGCGAACCACGGTTCGCCGTTGATCCTCATTGTCCTGACATCTCCAAACTGATCATTACTGAACACGCACATAGCATCATTCTTTGCGCCCTCGTTTGAATCAGAGCACGTTTGTGAATCATCCTTCCCGAATGAAAAGACCCAACGCTCGAATTCATCAGCAGACGGAAGTTTGCTATGCGCGATCAAACGATACACGTTACCCTCGGTGATATAACTCATCTCGTTCGTCTGCATAGTTTTCTTGCCATATTGATTTACGGTTTCAGAGACCCCGTCGCGTTTCACGACACCCTCTGGTTTGCAGTGGCGGCTCAGCGCATCGCGAGGGTTACTATATCCCAATGCCCTTGCCACATCATTGCCACAGAACAGCACCTTGCCTTCCTCGACTATCATGCGCACCTTCCCGAATGTCTGACTTACAATCTCGGAAACATCCGACTTGTCGGAATCGTCAGCTGAATCGGATTCATTGACAATGCCGACATCAAGAGACCCACACTCAGACTCGGATTCCTTGAACGAGAATATCCAGTCCTGAAATTCCTTTGCGTCCGGACGTTTGCTATGATAAATAAGGCAGTATACACCGTCTTCGTCGATGTACTCGACCATCTGCATACGACCGTTCTTGCCCGGCACATGTCTGATACAGTTGTTGTCCCGGATATTTCCGTAAGCGTTTACCGCGCCTCTCGGATTCTCGTACCCCAGCGCCTTTGCGACGTCGATTCCGCAGTACCACGTATGCCCGAACTCGGTCATCGTCTTGATAGTACCGAATTTCCGGAGCTTGATTTCAGAGTAAACCGTGTCCGGCTCGCAGTCCTCGCCCATTGTGTCTACGACCGGCTCAACAATAGGCTGCACCACTGGAACTGCGTCCTGCTGCTTCGAACGCGCAATTTCGATCTCGATCCTCTTCGCGTGCGACTCGTCGGCGTTCCTGCGCTTAAGGTACCTTGCGACCATCATGAAGTTCTTCTCGTCCATGCAGCGCATAGGGCGATTGCCGAACTCGTCGCCGAGATACACGACCTCAGCCTGCGTCTGCTTGATCGCGTTGTCGAGGTTCTTGCATGCGAGCTTGCTCATGTCGGCTACTCTCCAATAGGTGACGCCGTCCTGCTTGATAGTGGTGAGTTTAGTGTTTTCCATAAAATAATCCATCCTTTATATTTTTAGAATTTATGGGGAATGTTGTTTCCCCATAACGAAACTTAACGCTTCCGGAGAATGCCCATTTTACGAGATTTCCCGGACCTTAAAATCAAAATAGCTCCCGAAAATCCGGGGGGTTTGTTGTAAAATTTCGCCCGACTCATCACTCGTCGTACTTGATCAGGAACAGCGGATCGACAGCCTTGAAACTGTACTTTCCGTCATAGCTCCTGAAGACTATGCCCTCACGGAGTGTCGGATACAGCTTGCTTTCGCCGTGTGCGTATTCGAGAACTTCCTCAACAGTGTCGGGCATAACATAGTCGGTATCAACGATCGGCACGAACTGAAGCCCGTTCTTCTCACAGATGCCCTTCGCGGTCATGGAGTCGACCCTGCCGGTCGGGTAGATGAGATTGAACACGAAGAGATCCGGTTCGGTGACATGGTACTTGTTGCCCTGTACGTTCGACGCGATACATTCGCCCTGAATGGCGATCCACTCATAGGAACCGATCATTGCGCGCAGCGTCTTTTCTATATTATATTTCTCGGAGACGCGCCAGTACGAAGAGTTATCCTTATTCCAGAGACGGCAGTTACGAGAGCAGACTATATATTCGAACTTATCTCTGAAGAAGGGTATCTTTGATTTGCGACGGACAAGCGCGAATGTGCCGCTCTGCCCATCCACTTTCTCCGTGGCTATATATCGTCTCTTATCGGTCAGCACCCACGGCATAGACTGTATTCTCGTCTCGTCCGTTTTGCTGACAAATCCCGGAAACGCCCTCGACTGACTCTTCGGTAGCACAAGCTTCCTGAACCATGCCATGCGCATGAGGAACTTCGGATATCTGCTCTTTTTGTCGGCGATCACCGGATCGGTGTCCATCGTCTCGCCGAACTGGGTGATCCCGAGCGCTTCCGTGACGTCTGTACCGATATCCGTCTTTGTGCCATCCGGGAGTATCGAGAGAGGGAAGCATATACCCTGACTCAGGCACCCCGCCATTTTCATGGTCTTGATTCTGAACCCCTTTGACCTTAAGAAGTCAAATTCCGGCTTGTCCGGCAGCACGGCGTCCGGTTCTATAAAAACGCAGAGGTTCCCGACATGAAACTCATCTTTCTTTGTGATGAGCTGCCAGCCGAGGACTCCGCAGAGTTCGATGCGGTCGCGCCCTTCGATCGGGCGCTTCCATTCAATTTTCTGTATACTTGCGAGTTGTCTCATTCATTAAATTCCTTTCCTGTATCCGAATTAAAAAACATCCGCCTGAGAGAGCAGATGTCTGTCGGAATTGTTTTATTTTCTGTCTTGTTCCGCTCATACAGATCCTTCAGCCATCCATAGAAGTAATTGGTAAGCGGAGTGGTGAGCAGAGCGGTTCGTTTCGGTTCAACATATCCCTTGCGGAGAGTTTCGTGCGCGATCCCGCGAAGAAATTTCCATGTGTTGTAATACGGAAGCTTTAATTTGAGCATATATCCGTTTGCGTCCTCGAGAACGAAGCCTTCAATATGACGCTTATCCCCAAAATAGTCCTCAAGGAGGTAATCCTCATCCATGACTTCATTGTACCAGTCGCAGAATTCCTGCCATGAGCCAATGACACATGCCCATTCTTTACATGGAATGTTCAGACAGTCCGAAAGGGCACGTGTCGTCACATAGTCAAGCTTATTGAAGTCAAGTGCATTCTTTACGACGTCGAGCAGAACCAGCTGACTCTCGGGATACTCTATGATGTGCGGATCATGAACCATGTCGACGCACTCGAATACAAATGAAACACAGTTTTCCTTAGCGAAACGCTTCATGTCGTCGAGCGCTTCCGGAGAAAGTTTTGAGTGAAGCATATCGCGGAGCCAGTCGGCATAGATCCCGTCAGGACACGATTTCGTCGTAACAAAGAGTGAATCGGTCTCATCGTTATACGAGACTATCCCGAGGAAACCATTCTCCTTGACATAAGCCGTCACCGGAAATGTAATGGTATTTCGCAGCACATCAAGGTGCGCCTCCGGACGCTCGCCTATATTGAAGAATTTGTCATACGCTCTGGCGACAACTCTTCGCTCCGGGATATTGATATACAATCCGCGGGCGCGTATCGTCTGAGAGTTCCATACTTTATCATAGAAAGCCGAGCGCGTGAAGTTGAACGACGAGATGTTCCCGAACTGTTTCTCCTCGATATATTTGTTCTTGCGCATGGAGATGATAGCATCCGCGACGCTTTCACTGCCGACATTATCAAACACTGGTTCCTTTCGGTAGACTTTGTTCTCAATATCCCATGCATGAGGTACGCCCTCTGGAAACATCGTGACACCACGAAGACAACCGCCCATCTCAACGCCGCCTTCAAGATTGAAGCACCGGTCGTTGACCTGTATCGGCAGATTCTGAACATTCCGATGACCGTGTATCTGATAGACATGATCCGGCGTTGTCGCAAGGAACGTGTCGTCGACTTTCTGCGCTTCGCCATAGCTTCCGACGCCGTTTATCATCTGAGACGTCGCGACAAATGTCAGGTTGTCCGGGATAGTACTGAGCCCGCCGTGGGTAATGAGATATGTATTATCTCCGAGTCTGAAATACGCGCACTGCGCAAATCTGCGGCAGAGCTTACGGACTTCCTTCTTGTCGATACCGGCGGATTCGAGCTGTGGTCTTGTGTTGGTCTCGAATTCGCGCGAATCGGTCGTTCTGCCGTTCGCCCATGCCCACAGATGGCGCTCGTGATTGCCTTCAAGCATGAGGATGTTTTCGCGGTCCTTGTTGTCAATCAGCCACTGTACGACCTCTGCGTTCTGGATTCCACGGTCAATATAATCGCCGGTCAGAATGATATAATAAGGTTGACCAAACGACCAGAACCGCGCTGACTCCACGGCATCAATCAGCGGTGTCATACACCCGTGAATATCGCCCAAAACGCGTATCTGAAACCGTTCGGTCAGGTCGATAGGCTTGATCCACACACGGTCAAGCTCGTCCGGCTTAATCACAGTGATGCCGGACGGAACCTGCTGCGTCGCGAACCGGGAGTACATCTTGTCAATAACGGCATCCGGTACACGCTTCAGAGGAATACGCGACCTGTTGCGCTCCTTTGCGACCTCAATCGGCACGTCAGTGAAATCAACAAGCCAGATACGATACCGGTACTGTTCGCACAGCGCCTTATATCGGTTCATCTCGGATGTCTTGGAGTTCGTCGCGTCAATGACGGTGAACTCTCCGTTCACCATACGCGTTTCGAGAAGCCGGAACAGTGTAGACCATACAATTTCGTCGTTCTTCTGATTGATTTCTTCGAGTCCATCGGTATTAAGCGCCGGAGAAGAGCAGAGAAGCCGAATATCGTCAGCGGAGAGGGTATATGGTTTCAACCCGTTCTGCTCGATCCATGTGGATTTACCGCATCCGGGAGAGCCGCGAAGAAGGAGAAGTGTTCTCACGCAATTTCCTCCTTTTCGATAAGCGGCAGATAGCCGTTCTCTTTCATTATATCATAAATAAACTTACGTCCCTTCTGAGTCCACTGGCTGTTCATGAACACATGACCGTTGTCGACCGCGGTTGTCACGGAGTGCATATATCCGCATCCGGCATATTTCGCGTATAGGAACCACTGCTGACCTTGTTTATATTGAACTCCCCACTCCTTGAGCATGGAGTTGAGCTTCCGGGCAGAGAGACCGTAGTCTTTCGCAATAACGGTTATCGGCACAACATCATCGCTCTGCATAACGACGTCATAGTATGTCACTTTCGGTTTCTGTTCCTCGATAACTGCCTGAAGCGGAGCCGCAATAGCATCACGAAAATCCGCGAGCGCGAGAGCTTTCTCCATAGGATCGGTCGCGTGCAGCACACGAAGGGTAGCTGTGTCGATAGCGGAAAGTCCATAGGTTCCGGTCTTGCGGATAGACGGGATTACTTCCGACGTGACCCATCGTTTGAATTTACGGGCATTCGGTATCTTACTGGAAATTACGAGTGAATAAATCCCAGACTCATTGATCAGTGTCGCCATCGTCCCATTGACGGTGAACGAATCGTTCACCGTCCGATCTTCCTCGTCAACATGGTCTCGGACTGCCTTCTGGGGATTGGTATACCCAAGTGCAACAGCGACGTCCTTGCCAACGAACCACGGTTCGCTGTCGATTATAACGGTTCTGACCTCTCCGAATTCCTCATTCTTAAAAATGCTTATCGCTTGATTCTGTTCCATAGTTATGATCCTTTCTCAGTGTTTGTTCTTGTGTTTTCTTCGTGTCTTCCGGGGTGTCACATCGACAAAGTCGGGGCTGTCCGCCAGATTGAGCATCACGCCCCAGAGAGGGTTTTCGGGATATTTCTTGTGCAGAGACTCTACACGTTCGCGAAGTTCGGCGGACCGCCGTCTGTGCTCCTCATAAAATCCTCGTATATTGCACTTCATCATCTTCCACCATAGAAGAACATTCTTCTCGGCTCATACTTCTCCCCGCGGAGCTTGCTGATGAGAGCCATGGACGCACCGTTCTCCTCCATGTAATAGGTGTGCCCGCGGCTGTTTTTGCGTCTGGACGCGACGGTGACAGATGTCTTCGGGAGCTGTCTGCGAATGACAGCGGCTTCTTCCTTTGAAATGATAATCATGATTTTCTCCTTATAATTTGTTGGATTTGCGGAGGTGATTCTTATCCCTCCATAACGAAATTTAGCGCCTCTGAAAAGTGCCCATTTTACGGGCTTTTCGGGACACCGGAATCAGAATAGCTCGTCAAAACGCCGTTTTCTTGTTAAATTTCGCCGGTTCTACATACAGAAAATAAAGCCTGTCCATCCGGCGAAAACAAAAAGGGAACTGCCGCGAGACAGTTCCTTTTTATTACATTTCGATCTCAGAGAACCGGTGTCCGTAAATCAGGACATCGCCGTCGGGATCCGGGACGATCGCCGGGATCGGCGACCTGCTGTCCCTTATGCAGTTGTATAATGAAGGATTACCCGTGCTGAATAATCCGTAGAACAGAGTTTTCATAAATCGCGATGTGCCGGGCGATTCCACCGATTGAAGCAGCGAGATCATGGTGCTTTTGTTGATTTGCAGCGAGGTCATGAATTCATAGAATTCGCGCTTCGCGTCGATAAGCTCTCTGCGGGAGCTTTCCGTGTCGTCACTGAATTTGTGAATGTAATCGGATTTTGTTTTGAGCGCTTCGGCTGCGCTCCAGATTTCGTGTATCATGTTGTGATCGATGTAATCCGGACGATGGTGAGAGGTATTGATGACCTCAAAGAACGGAATGAACCCGTCTGTCGTCCGTCTCTGCCTTCTCAGCTTGTAGCTGTTGATTGCCTCCTGGAGGTAGTCCATTGATGTCTTGAATTTGGTATACTTCTTGGTGTGCGGGTTATAGTATCCTTTCTGTCTGACGATATGGGCGAAGAACCACGGTTTGATTGTCCGGGGTTTCTCGCCGTCCGGGAGCTTCTGGGGGTCTTCCGCGAGCTTGTACTTGTTTCGGATGTCTGCGAGCTCACGATAAGAGTCAATCACAAACTCCTTCTTTGCAGCATCGATAGCGATGTTGGATAGAATCGACAGTTTACACACATCCTCGTAAACGTCGCTCACGTCTTCATAATTCGCCCCTCCTGCAAGCTCGTGCCATATCCTTGAATTTAATTCTTGTGAACAATTTATGCCAGTCTTTTGCCCATGTTCGCTACACATGAACGAGTTTTCACTCCTCACAGATTTCCCGTGAGAGAAGACTATATCTTCATCCGGTCTGGATGCGTACCACAGTGACGCCAAACACTTGCGCCATCTTAGTCGTTGAACCTTCCCCTGTTCAGGGCTTGGATGCTGATTAACAATTTCGAATCTGTTTTATTGCTGATTTAGATACTGATCACGTAATGCCTGAGCTTCTTCGATGGTATTACGCAATCCAAGATAACAACCGTGAACCGCTACGGTATATCCATGAGGCTTATGCTCGTAAATATATTTGTGTCCAGTCGCGCTGGTCAATCTCTTGTCATGTGTCGAGCAGTCAACATATTGCTGACCATCCTGCATACACCGCTCGAAATTCTGCATAGCCGTCGCGGCTTCCTCGATTGTTTTGAAATTTCCAACCTTATGCTTGACGCCATCGACTACACGATAAGCTCTCCATGCGCCCATCTCACTCGACCAAAACACCCCTGGCACGCCGGATGTATTGCAACCGGACATTGCACGATTTCGAGTATTAACCGCCTGCCTGACTATTCTCAGATTGCTCTTACGATTGTTTAACGGGTTACGATCAATATGATCAACCACCCTGTCATATGTAAAAGGCTCGTCCATATTCATGATATATCGATGCAGATGAATGACTTTGCCATGATCTCTTGTCTCCGGATATCCCTGTGTATTCAGCCCCCACACATATTTATGCACACGAGGCTCATCTTCCTTGTCGACATAGAAGCATATACCGGATATAGTCTCGACGGCATAATAGTCACCCATGTCGGTATATATATTATCCACAAACAAATTGCTGAGACGAAAATCGAATCCTTTTTGCCTCAGAAGTATGGGATGACGACCACGATACCCTGTGACTAACTTTGCAAGCGAAATGCGGTTCTTGCCATGCGCACCATCAACACATCCGCGATGGTGCATCCAATGCCATTGGCTGACAATATCATATTTATCCTTGTCAAAAAGAAACTCGGTGCCATCGCTGCAAATGCCGATCATATATCCGTCTTTCTCATAATACGTATTCACATTCTCACCTCTTTTCAAATTAAAATCAGCAACAGATTCCGGTGTTTAGGATTTAACCATGCACCATCCCATGTCTTCTTTCTGCTTTCGCTACCGTTGCGCCTTGGTTTATTTCATCCATTCGCTGTGGCACATGGGCTTTATGCCGTCCCAGCAATTCAATACGTTAATTTGCACGCACATTCCTGTACGCCGAGACCATATAAATCAATCTCGCCAATCAGATTATTGCTTGTCTTGATATCAAGATCCGCCATATCCTCGGTCGTGTATCTTCTGTCGGTCTTCTTTCCCGCGACATTATATATCGCGACCTTGAACATTCCCGTGGTCTTCAGTGCCGCGCGGATGAGTGTCTTGTTGTTTGTGATTAGTGCTGTATCACTATCATAATCCGCGCCCGCGAGTCGTTGCAGAATGTTCTCTCCGATTGCGTTCACGTAAATGATCTGTTCCGTGGGATTCATATACCTGTCGATCATCTCATTCTGCTGGTTTGTCGTAATCAGCACATTAGACGCCGTGATGTGCGGACTTCTTGACCCGAGGATTGTTTCGCCCCACTCAAATCTTCTGCTGTAGACGCAATTCTTATCCACTACCCGCTCTCCGGTAAACTTGCCGATAGCCGCGAGAAGCATTTCGATCGGATTTCCGCAGAGTACTGAGTAGTTGCCTTCGACGAAGATATGCCCGCATTTCGCGTTCTTGATGAAGGATCGGATGAAGTCACATTTGAAGTCGTTGTACAGTCTGGTGTCATAGAACCGGCTGTTGACTGACATCATCTTGTAGATGACGTCGTTCTTTGAGAGCATTGGCAGATCGTCGATTTCTTGCGGCTTGTATTTGATCCAGTGCTTCATCACGGCGGGTTTGTCCCGGCAGAGATCAAGGAATCCGAACGTCGGCTCTAATAGCTCCTCAATATCGCTTCGTTCAAGCTGTATTGAGTTGATGAGCTGATAATGCGCCTGAACGAGCCTGCCTCCGAGATAGTGCGGAGGCTTTTCGTATTTGACCACGCCGAAGAGAGGGTAGAGCTGATCGAACCACGCGTCGAGTGTTCCGAACTTGACATATTTGATACTGCTCGGCGTCGTGACTATCTTGATGTCCGCAATATTATTAGCCCTTGTATATCCTCTTAGCTGTGACACATCGGTGACGCCATTGTCTCTGAACCAGTCCTGAAGATTGCAGCTGAACGCGCAGGATTTGAAAAACCGGTTTCTCAGCAGAATCATACCTTTGTCTGAATACCCGCCCATCGCCGATATATCGATAAGGCTTTGACCATCCCATATCTTGTTTGCGATTTCGACATTCTCGTGTGCCGCGTGAAGCTTGCCGTTTTGCTCGGTGACGTTGATGCAGTCTTCCGTAAAGATACTGTCATAGTCATCGATAACGAGAAAGTTTTCCGGTCTCAGTTCGATTGTACCGATAATGCTGCTCATCGTGAGCGCGATATATGACTGGAGAGCCGCGAGATCGACTTTGTCTCCTTCACGGATAGAGAGCCCGCACATTTCCCATGTGTGCATTCTGGAGTAGAGCCTTTCGTCGATAAACATACATTTGCCGACTCTGGCGCTCCCGGCGGAGCGTTTCCACCTTATGTATCTGGTTCCGTTGCATATGAACCCGTCTGTGTAGAGCTTCCGCCGTATAGAGTCGACGCTCTGGACGCAGGGGATGTTCTGCCGTGCGGCGTAGACTTGTTTTTCCTCATCATATGTGAATGCCCGCTTGTCCGGCAGATCCGGGATATTGACCTTTGCGCCGACCTTCACCCCGGCGATTTCGCCGGTTTTTGTCCTGCCGAGACAGTCTGACCATTCGAGTTCATTCCCCTGAAACCCGAGTTTTATATAAGTGTCTTTGCCTTGGCGGTTCCATGTCTTGACACTGTACTCGAAGGTGACGTTGATGATCCGGTCGCAGTATTCGCGCCTGCCGCTGCGTGAGTCTTCGATGAAGGAGAAACGGTTGTTGCGATAGGCTTTGCGGTAGACGTCCCGGAGCTGCATGAGATCGAGGCTGTAGTCGAAGACGGCTTTGTATCGTTTCTTGTTGATGTTCCCATTCTTGTCAAGAAGCGTGTAGCCTTCGGCGTCCGGCTTCGAGTAGTTCGAGATCCAGAGATCCTTGGCGTCGATCTGAGGAATGTAAACGCCTTTGATTCCCGCCATCAGCAAGCCTCCTTGCAGTTCTTTCTTATGTAATTAATAAGCGCGACCTGTCCCTTACCGGTCACAAGTGTTTTTGGAGTGGTATACTGCCCGCTGCCGGTGTTGTATATATTCTCAATAACCCTGAACCACCCGGCGTTCAGATATCTTTGATACGGAACGTTGTTGTCCATAAGCACGCCCCGATCGCGAAGCCACTTGAACAGAGTGTTGCGCCCCATCGTGATGCCTTGCTTCTGAGCGTATTTCGCGAAGGTTCCCATATCTATCGCGTTATCTGAGTCGGTAACATGGTCCGCAAAGTCGACCTTCGGCTTCTGAAGCTCGAGTTGAGCGTCCTTCTCCCTGAGCTGCTGTTCACGCAGTTCGATCTTCTTCTGAGCCATGACAAGCGCACGGGCAATGAGATCGTCGTCGCTCATGGACTCTTCGCCCTGAATGTAGCCACCGGTCTTACGGATAGCGGGGATAACATCGTGAGTTATCCATCTCTTGAAGGCTTTCGCTTCGGGCTTGCGGGAACCGAGAACCAGCGTATACAGACCGGATTCATTGACAACACCGACCTCCTGCTCACCGCCGAGGGTGTCGGTTGAAACTACGCCCTTTTCGTCGTCATCCAGTCTACCTAATGCGTCTCGATTGTTCTTGATCTCCAATGCCTTACACACATCGACCGCCACGAACCACGGCTCCCCGTCTTTCACCACGCTTCGAACCTCGCCGAACCGATCATTGTTAAACACCTGAATGTTGTTGTTTTCCATAAATCAATCTCCTTTTTATTAATTGCACACACGGTATGCGTATGTGCATATTTTCTTGACCTTTATATGTAGAAGCGACCCATGAAACCGGGATGATATATCTCGCAAGATTATCCCACACTTCTGACTCCCGGAATCGCCGGAAATTTTGCCCGACTGTTTACTCGTCCTCACCGTCTTCGTCGATTCTGGCTTGATTTTTCCTGAATGGATTCTGATTTCCAAACCGATTCTTGAACGCCTCCGACATCCTCTTCCTCTGCTCGTCGCTCACGACCCTCGGAGGAGAGGGCTTCTTGATCCATGTTCTCGGCACCCTCGCCACCAGAACGCCATCGTTGTTCTCTGGCATGAACCGGATATCTACATCCACTGGGTGTTCGTCCGCGAGCCGCAGCATATGCCGTATGATTTTCGGCTCACTGGTCGAGATTAACGCGCGCGGTGCGTTGGTTATGTATTCATACGATGTCTCAGCCATCTTTTTCCACCTCCTGTCTGAGCCACACCTCGATCACATCCTCATCCCGAGGAAAGTCCATGATTTCAGGGAAGAACTTACACTGTCCGCCATGAAGCTCGCACCATGAGAATTCCTTCGTGCGTCCAACCTCCGGACAATCCCTCGTAATCGAAGGACAGTTATTACAGAACCGCTTCGCGAACGATGTATCCCACGGACTGCCATCATACATGGCACGCTTGGCAAGCCATGCCGCGAGTTCGTATTCGCTCATATTTTTGATTTTCTCAAAATTCGTCATAAGTATCTTCCTCTCTGCTGTCAAGCCACATTTCGATAATCCGGACTACCTCCGGCATTCTGCCGAAGAAGACCCGACATTGATGACGCGCCTCACACCACTTGACAGCTTGCACTCCCGCGCCATCGACGCCATCAACGATTTCACACGGACAGTCCTTGCAATACTTGCCACGAAACCACTGGTCCCATGTGCTCCCACAGTATGCAACGTGGTCGGCAAGCCACGCCGCAAGCTCATAGTTGCTCATCCGTTTTAATTTTTCACCGTTTGTCATATGTAACCTCCCTGACCACAATCATTCCTCCGGCTGCCGGTAGATATCCAGCAGCTCGCCCACGCATCCGGATCAACCTTAATGTGTTTATCGCATATCTCCATAACAAGTGCTCGTTCCTCACACGCGAGAGCCAATGACGTATTCGTGTATTCCGGACACCATATTTTCACGGTCCAGTTCTTCGTGATATCATCCAGAAACTTTCCGAATTTATCGAAGCTGTCGAACCGAGCCATATAAAGAGTTCTGATATCGCCCTCGGCAAACTCTCTTTTCTCGACAATCTCCGGATACCTCTGCATGTATACATCCTCGCGATCGCCGTCACTGATCAAGATCAAAGTCATGTTTCGTCCTCGTCATCCTTGATCAGTTCACAAATCCGCTTAACACAGTCCTTGCAGATATCGAAAACATCTGGATGGATATCGTATATATTATCACCTATCGTAATTGTCTTCCTTTCCGTATCATGCGGATCCATTTCCTGTCCGCAAAAATCACAGTATAATTTTTCCATCTTTCGATTCCTCCTTAATTTACTCGGGCACATCCTCCGCAGCATCCATGCTTCACGTTCTTATTGAACACATAACAAATCTCATCGGCGTACTTACGGTACTGCTCCGGAAGCGCCGCAACGTCGATAATCCAGTCGCCGGTCCAATAGTTGCCTTCGGTGTCGCAGTCTCCGCCGGATATCCAGAAGTCGTCAAATTCCGCTTGAGGATAATAGGATTTCTCTCCGAATGTGTGGATTTCGCCGTCTATCTCCAACAACAGCAGACCTCGGCACAGAACCGGCGACTCACCGTTGTAAAAGACAAACTTTACGTGCTCGTTGTTTTCATAAGGTTCCTTGTCCATAATAATATCATCCTTTCCCGGACTATCTGCCGGACGTCAATCAATGTACACTCTCACCACATAGTGATCTCCGTCCTCCCGCCTGCTGTACGACATTATCCGCCCGCCGAAGCAGCCGTTCCATCCATCGCACCACGCGAAGAGTTCATGCTTTTTCGGAAACCACGGTATCCCGTTCCGTAACACTACATCGTAGTCTGTACTCCCGTATCGTCCGCTCTCGAGGCGCTTGATCTCGACGAACGGACCGAGTTCTGTCAGAATTTTTTGTTTTCTTTCCTCAGTGACTGGTGTTATCATGATGTGTACTCCTTTCCGATAAAAGCCGCTGAATCTCATCGTATACTTCCTGATAATTTTTGACTATGAGGCAGCTGTCCGCCCGACGATTATATACATACCGTTCTACGTCAGCGACTACCTCATACCCGACAAGCCTTGCATCAAACCACTGAACGTTCACCATGCCCACCATAACATGCGGTCTCCTGATAAGATCTCTCGGGTAATTGTCAATGAACTCGAGAAATTCTTCGCGTGACACCTTTGCAACTATTGGCTTGACGGTCAGGTGCTCATGAATAAAGTCTCTGACATCTTGATTATTAAACATCTTCCATCTTACTTTCTGCTCTACTCAGCATTGATTCTACCTCATCGATTACATCCTGATAATTAATCAGTACCCGGCACGAGGACAACCCTGATATGGATTCAGGTGCCATATGCGCAGAATCGTCTCGATGGAATAAATAACATTTTGCCACTATCTGCTCATAATATGGATTGATTGTATAGTCAGCACACGATACGACACATCCATCATCATATTTGTTCTTATGGGGTATCAAAGTTCTCGGATACCGTTTGAGAAAGTCCATGAAAGCCTCTGCACTTACGTCTTTCCATTGCCCTTTGATTTTTGGTGGTTGAAAATCACTCGGATAACATACCAAACGCCACATTAAAAATTCTCCCTAACTTTTGTACTTATGTGCGTAGCCCTTGTTAAAACCGTTAGCTAAAGCAAGATTAATGCCGCCCACAGTCCGGAATCCGCAGCAGCTCGAAATTCTGCCCGGCGTAATATACCCGCGGATTGACCGCGATAATCCACTCCTCCGGTCTGTCCGGCGCATTGGTCATGTAAATGAACGCCGCCTGCTCCCTCCCGTGCCACTCGAACCTGACAGAGTTGAGGTCTTTCGCGAGTCGTTTCGCGTTGTCTCTGCTGTAGCCGACCATATCCGCGAACTCGCCGAGCCGGAGATACCGAATGGCGTCGTAGTCTCTTTCCTCGGGATTCTTGCAGGCGATATTCCACTCGCGATTTATCCACGGTATAATCTTGAAGATGTAAGCAAGCGTCTTGTGAGCTCTCGCGGATGTGCAAGTCTCATAGAGCGACTGTACGCCCTCCGCGTTGAGTCGGATAAACGACCGGTCAACCGATGTATCGATCATGCCCTTCCGGAATCTCGTGTCATCAAGGAATATCGCCTTGATGTCCCTGTTGGTGATTTCGTCCCGGATGGTCCCGAGCCTGAATATTCCGGCGGCAACCATCTCCGACCAGAAATCATCAAACTCTCGCGAAGACAACCTCATTTTGTCCTTGATTCTGTTCCTGCTGAACGGACGAACTCCACCGCCCGAGATATCACCAAGGTATCCGTCATATGTAAGAAAGGTGCTTACGTACATCAGTCTGGTATAACTCGAAAGCGAGATATCAAACCCGAGATCCTGAAGCGGAGTAAAGAAGAGAAATGTGAACGCGCCGTATGATATCTGAGCTTCTGTAGCTTGTCTGTGCCGTATGGCGGCTTGTGTCTGCATGGCAGTCCTGATCTGCGTACCCTCGTAAAGGTTCCGCGTGACCTCGCCGGTATCGGCGTCCACAAGGTAATGCGTGAGTTTCTGAACGTTCTTCCTGTCGACATCGAACACATCAAGTGTTCCGTTTCTGAATGCTTTCTCTATGTCTGTCATTTATCAGACTCCTTTCGTGATATATCGTCTCCGGAGCTCCGGATGTTGACCTGAATAGTTAGTGACATATTGAGATTTCCTCAAATTATGCGTCAAATCGGCGATTTTTTCCTCATTCTGTGCGTCAAGTTAGCAGAGGCTTTTCTCGATATTATCGGCACTTTTGCCACTTCCCGCCCTCTTATTCTGTAGCCGCTGAGTTCCCAGAAACTGAAATTTCGAACTCGACGTACCTGAGATTAGGAGCACCACTGTGCAGACTTCGCCCGAAATCCCGATGCTGTAATAATATTATACCACAAATGATATCCCTTGTCAATACCTTCTGCTGAAATTTACGAAGAACTGAACGGACTTTTTCTACGAACACTTTGAAGAATCCTGACGCCGTATAACCTGACACAAGCTGAGACTCCGCAGAGAGCAGGGAAAGAAGTACTACCGAGGACATACGAAAATTCCCGTAAGGGTAAATACCATATTATGGAAACGGACAGACGAGGATCAGAGGCAGAACCCTCGAAGACCGTAAACGAAGCTATGATATCCGCGGAAAGTCAGAACAGGAGCACTACCGAGGGCATACACCGGTTCCCGTAAGGGAAAAATCCGTACAAGGAAATCGCACAAGCTTCACTCAGAGGACAAGAGCAGAGAGTTAGTGACAACACCGAGGACCGTAAACAAAGAAAACATACGATAGAATCTGGCTTTACGGACCATTGGTTCACAAACCCGTAATAACTAAGAAATCAGGGATAAAGCCCCATGAATAAAGGGAAAATCAAGAATCGAGGTATCAGACTTCCCCTATAATATATAATAACTGTCTCTTATACACATCTCCGAGCCCACGAGACCGATCAGTAT